AAATTTAATTAAAATTCCTGAAATAAAAACATTAAAAATATTAGATTGCCACAACACAAATATTAGTGAAATCCCAAAAACATTAAATTGTTTGGAAGAATTAAATTGTTTTAAATGTTATAATTTAAGAAAAATTCCTGAAATAAAAACATTAAAAAAATTACAATTTAATTTTACAAATATTAGTGAAATCCCAGAAACATTAAATTGTTTGGAATTATTAATATGCAATTCTTGTTCTAATTTGATAAAAATTCCTGAAATTAAAACATTAAAATGTTTAAATTGTGGAAATACGAATATTAATAAAATTCCAGAAACATTAAATTATTTGGAAGAATTATATTGTTATTCATGTAAAAATTTAAAAAAAATTCCCGAAATTAAAACATTAAAGAAATTAGATTGTAATTGGACAAATATTAGTGGAATCCCAGAAACATTAAATCGTTTGGAAGAATTAAAATGTTGTTGTTGTAAAAATTTAAGAAATATTCCAGAAATTAAAACATTAAAGAAATTAAAATGTGAACATACGAAAGTTATCAAAATTCTAAAATTATTATACAATTTGGAAGAATTAACTTGTGATAAAAATATTAAAATTCCAAAATCATTATTAAATTTGAAATATATTAACAAATGTGTTTTTAATAATTTATTTTACCAATAAATATTATTAAATAAATTTTGTTTTATTTTTTTATATTGTCACAAAACGATAAATAATCTCAATAATTAAAATAATATATTTGTATTTCAAGACATATTTTAAGTTATTTCCAAAGAAAAATAAAATAAAAATTTTTATAAAAATTAAATTTTAAATTTATTTTATTCATAAGAAAAAATATTTAATTTACACTAATTCATCTTTATAATTATATTATAAAAATTAATAATGAAAATATAGTTAAATAATAATTCAAAAAAAAAATGAAATTTAAAATATATAAAAATATAGTTTAAAATAAATGGATTTTATAGAATTATTTGATATTATATATTGGGAATTAAATGTTTATTATTTACAACCAAATATATTTAAGAATTTAAGAAATATAAAAAAAGTTTGTAAAAAATGGAATGCATATTTTGGATTTGATAAAATAATTAGATTAAATATAAATACTAATGAAATTATTTCAAATGGAAAAATATTTAGTTTAAAAAATTTAAATAATATTAAATATTTAAATTTTAATAGAAATAATTATATAAGTGGTTTAAATTGTTGCGAAACACTTTTATATTTATATTGTGAAAATACAAATATTAATGAAATCCCAGAAACATTAAATTGTTTGGAGGAATTAAATTGTTATTCCTGTGAAAATTTAAGAAAAATTCCTGAAATTAAAACATTAAGGACATTAAATTGTTACGAAACAACTATAAGTGAATTTCCGGATAAAATATTAGATTGTTTGGAGGAATTATATTGTTCCTGTTGTTATAATTTAATAAAAATTTATCCTGAAATTAAAACATTAAAGAAATTATATTGCGCATATACAAAAATTAGTGAAATTCCAGAAACGTTAAATTGTTTGGAAAAATTAAATTGTACTTATTGTTTTAATTTAAGAAAAATTCCTGAAATTAAAACATTAAAGAAATTAAACTGTTGTGAAACAAAAATTAGTGAAATCCCAAAAGCATTAAATTGTTTGAAAGAATTATATTGTTCCTGTTGTGAAAATTTAAGAAAAATTCCTGAAATTAAAACATTAAAGAAATTATATTGTTCTTATACAAATATTAATGAAATTCCTGAATCATTAAATTGTTTGGAAGAATTAAATTGTTCGCATTGTAAAGATTTAATAAAAATTCCTGAAATAAAAACATTAAAGAAATTAGGTTGTATGTATATAAATTTTAATAAAATCCCAGAAACATTAAATTGTTTGGAAGAATTAAATTGTTCTTATTGTGAAAATTTAATAAAAATTCCCGAAATTAAAACATTGAAGAAATTAGATTGTTATAATACGAAAATTAGTAAAATCCCAGAAACATTAAATTGTTTGGAAGAATTAATTTGTTCTTCTTGTTTGAATTTAATAAAAATTCCCGAAATTAAAACATTGAAGAAATTAAATTGTTTGGATACAATAATTAGAGAAATTCCGGAAACATTAAATTGTCTAGAAGAATTAAATTGTCATTTATGTTATAATTTAAGAAAAATTCCAGAAATTAAAACATTAAAAAAATTAGATTGTCACGATACAAGAATTAGTGAAATTTCAGAAACATTAAATTGTTTGGAAGAATTAAATTGTTCTTGCTGTAAAATAAGAAAAATTCCTGAAATTAAAACATTAAAAAAATTAAATTGTTATTGTACAAATATTAGTGAAATTCCAGAAATATTAAATTGTTTGGAAGAATTAAATTGTTCTTGCTGTAAAATAAGAAAAATTCCTGAAATAAAAACATTAAAAATATTAAATTGTGGAAATACAAATATTAGTGAAATTTCAGAAACATTAAATTGTTTGGAAGAATTATTTTGTTATTCTTGTAAAAAATTAACAAAAATTCCTGAAATTAAAACATTAAAGAAATTGGATTGTAGAAATACAAATATTATTAAAATTCTAAAATTGTTACATAATTTGGAAGGATTAAATTGCGATAAAAATATTAATATTCCGGAATCATTATTAAATTTGAAATATATTAACAATGCTTCTAATAATTTATTTTATCATTAATACTATTAGATTTTGGAATATTGTAATAATATTTTGTTTATATTTAAAAAAATCAAAGTGAAAAATTAGATATTAATGAGTAAAAATTTAATTTAAATATTGTGTTTAATTTAAATTAAATATTAATGAGCAAAAATTAAATTTAAATATTGTGTTTAATTTAAAGAGTTAATAATACAAATTAATTCATTTAAATGATTTTTAATTTTAACTAAATGGTAATCTTTCAAACAACGTCTTATCTGTTCCGATCCATAATTCTTTTGTTCCTTCCTTTTGATTTATGTACATCGGATCTGCACTATTAGCATGTTCGTAAAAACAACTTCCATCATTACATACTTCACACCATGACGCATTTTCTTTTTTTGTTAGTGGATCTGTTGGTAAAATTTTCTCCACAACTAATCTATTATCACGACTAGAAATATAATGACTGGGAAAATTAACAGATTCGAGTGACAATGGTTTTCCTGGTCCATTATTTGTACATGAAGGTGCTTTAATATTTGCAGGATCCATTAAAATATTTCTTGCCTTGTATTGCGTATCTTCTATATATGAATTTCCAATACCATTAATTGGAACCCCTTGCGCATTTATAATAAATGGATCAGTTACACCAAGAAAATTAAAATGCCTGATGTAACTTGGTTGACTAGGACTGATTGGATCTTTTCTTCGGAATACATATATATCATCATATTTTAATGCATTTGCTAATGATATCGTCGCATTATCTATTTTTGCTAAACAATCACTTAATTGTTTTTTAAGATCACTATTAAGTGTATTACAATTTTCAAGTTCATTTTTACTTGATTCTAATTGTGTTTTTATTGATGATAAATCACCGTTTATTGTTGTTTCTGGATTTGATGATGATGAAGAATAACAATCTTCTAATTGTTGCTGTAATTTAGTTATTTTTGTATTTAATGCTTCAACATTTGCTCCATTTTGTGGAGATGAAAGTTGATCCTTTAATTTTGTTAATTCATTATTTAACGATTCAATTTGATTTTTATAATCAGTTATTATTTTATCATCTTTTGATTTTGTTGACGCAAAAACAATTATCAAAATAATTATAATTATGATTGCTATTATAGCAATTATACTCATAATCCATGTTGTAGCGGTCATATATATAATACATCATATAAATAATAATTTTTTATAATATTGTAATTTAAATATTTATAGAAATGATTAATTTATAATCTTAATAATTTTTTAAATTAAAACGATATCCAAAAACAAAATTATTTTGAAATTAATTTTTTTACAAAAGTTTTTTATTTTGGAAACAATAAATTTAAAATTAAATTTTTATAAAAATTTTTTATTTTGAAATTAAATTTTAATAAAAGTTTTTTATTTTGAAATTAAATTTTAATAAAAGTTTTTTATTTTGAAATTAATTTTTTATAAAAAGTTTTTTTATTTTGGAAACAATAAATTTAAAATTAAATTTTTTACAAAAGTTTTTTATTTTGTTTTCAAAATAAATTTAAAATAAAATTTTTATGATACAATAAAATTAAAATATTTATTTATTGAACCGCAATTCGTTTAAACATAGATTTATTTGGTTCAATCCATAATTCATTCGTTCCTTCTTTTTGTTTTAAATAATAATTAGGAAAGAACGCTGGTTCATAAAAACATCCATTATTATCACATGTTTCACACCATGAAGCATTATTTTTTGCTCCTTCATCTATAATTTTTTCCAAATTGACCCGATAATCACTCATCGACAGATAATGATCTGGATAATTTACAGATCTAAATGATACTTTATTCGCATTTCCACACGTGACACCCTTTGTATTATTAACATCACCCAACATTTGCACTGCTGTAAATTGTGAATCTTGATTTTTTGGATCTATTGGTTCAACATATCCCAAAAAATTCATATGTCTAATATAATTATTCGGATTTTCTACACTTTGCAAATTATATATTGTTCCATAATTTATTGCGTTTGATAATGATGTTGTTGTATCACTAATTTTTGTTAAACAATTATTTAAATCATTTTTAAGTCCACTATTAATTGTATTACAATTAGCAAGATCGTTTTTACTTGTTTCTAATTGTGTTTTAATTGTCGCTATATCCGCATTTAATTGTTCTATTGTTTTTTTATAATTTTCAATAGATGTATTTGCTTCTGTTAATGATGCGGTACATGCATCAAGACTCGATTTATTTGCAGTTGCTTCCGCTTGTACTTTTTCTAATGATGCTTTATATGCATCAAGTTCGTTTGTCGAAGAAACGTTTGTTTTTGCTTGAAGTAATAATGAATTACAAGTATCAAGATCGGATTTATTTGCTGTTGCTTCTGTTTGGGCTTTTGTTAATGATGCTTCACATGTATCTAAATTTGTTTGTAAATCGAATAATTTTTTATTCAAAGCATCTAAATTATCAGTGCATGTTTTATTTTTAGTTGATGATGATGAAATTTGATTTCGCAATTCAAATAATTCACCATTTAATGAAGCAATTTGATTTTTATAATCTGTCAATGTTTTATCGTCTTTTGATTTGGTAGTCACGAAAACAATTATCAATATAATTATAACTACGATAGCGATAATCCAAAATATAAACCAAAACCATGTAGCACCACTCATTTATAATTATAATATAAAATTTATTTAGAAAATACTATTCCGGATATACCATTAACTATACGCAAAATTTCATAAACTACACCATATCCTCTTAAAATAACTTCATTATTAAATTTTATATTTTTATTCAATGTTAATCTTAAATCAATATCACTTATTTGACTGGAATTACAATATCCTGATGGTTGATATAATGTTGGATTTAATGAAAATGAATATACATTTATTCCTACATTATCAAGATTAAAATAAGTTACTGGTTGTATATGCGAAAAATACAAAGAATCACGATATGATAATCTTTCCTGATTATTAAATAATAATGTTTCTTGCAAAATTATATTATTTCCTACTAGATTATTATTTTCATCATATTTATAATCATCTGTATAATTAAACAAATCATTATTATTGGTATCTAATAAATATCCGTATTGTGCAACCCAAACAAAATATTTTACAGGTTGTATTAAATCAATATAAGCCGTTGCATTTGAATTTTGTATAATTGTTTTTTTAGTTATATATATTTTTTCAATTAAATATTCGTGTTCGGAACTTGCCAATTTTTTTCTTTCGTCGATATCTAAATAAATATAATTTACTAATAAAAAACAATTTTGTAATGATAAAGTAGGTAATTTCGAATGACTATGAACCTGTTGCATTTTATTTATTCCTGGCATTACATAATATCCTGATGTTAAACCATAAATTCTATAAACATAATTCGCCGGAGTATGGAGCGCTCCATATATATCATCATATGTTGGATTTGTTAATTGTATGCTCAAAAAATTTTCTCGTGAAATTTTCAAATAATATAAACGTTTTGTTGTGATATCAAAATAATTAAACATACCTTTTGCTACACTATCTCCTATAGATTGTTCAATATATTCACCCTTTTCAAAATTAACAATAGTGTCATCTAATTCAATATAATGTGTTGGATTAATTAGATAACAATTTGATATATTATTTATTTCAACATTTATTTTGACTTCACTATAAATTAAACTAACTAATGGTAATGCTAATCCATCAATTCTATTAAACCAAAATTGTAAAGGTATATACAATAATTGTTGTCCTTTTCCATTAGTAAATGAATACATTGATTCGATGTTTCCAATCAATTTATCTATTTTTTTATATTGAAGACCTAACAATTCCGAATATATATTTAACCAATCCCCATAATGTTTATCAATTAATTGACCACCGATTTCTATTTCTACCGATTTGATTAATCCATAACCTAATTTTCTTATCCATGCAAATTTTGTAATGGTATCTTCCTCGCCTCCAATAGTAAATTTTGGAATATATGGTGTCGTTAATACTAACCATATATTAGAAACTAAATCTCCACTTTTCGATATTGTGCATGATGCTTTTCTCCCGAAATCTAATTTTGTTGTAAATTTTTGTGGTATCGCTTCCATAGCAAAATTTGTGTGTCGTCTGTAAATTATTTTAAAAAATGTTATTTGAGGATCCATTGTTAAAAAAATATTTTCTGGTCCAATAGCAACTAATTGAATTATTCCCCCTGTCATTTAAAATATATATATATATTTTTAAAATTATATAATCCTAAATTATAATATAAATGAAAATTACAACTCCGCATTGCATAAATATTGAAAAAGCAACATTGGAAAATGATTTATTTAGAAAAATAATTTACACAACAAATTTAACACAATTGGTCGTAATGACATTAAAACCAAAACAAAATATAGGAATGGAAGTTCATAATGGCGACCAATTTATAAGAATTGAAAAAGGAAAAGGTGTCGCAATTTTAAATAATATTGTATATCCATTATATGATGGTATATCTATTACTATACCAAAAAAAACACATCATGATATAATAAATACAAGTGAAACAGAAATGAAATTATATACTATATATTCTCCTCCACAACATGAAGATAATTTTACAACATTAAATCAATAATTATAAAATTATATAAAAAAATTAAATTTTAAAAATTTATTGTTATATTCACAAATTTATTGGTTTTTCATATGATTTTTCATATAAATCTGGTGTTATTTGTCCATTTGAAGCATTTTTCAAAATATCAATTATCGTTATTAATTTATTTGTATTGGTCGATAATTTTTTTAATAAATGATTATTCATATTAACAATTTTATCAATTTGTCGCTTATTTACATTCTCAACATTTCTATCGCCAAATTGATAAATTAGCTCATTATATTTTTTAAGAATTTCAGAAGATTTGTATAAACCTTCTTCTATTTGTCCAAGTTGATTTATTTTTGTTTTTATGTCACCATAGTCTTTCTCATCTAATGTTTTTCCTTTTGCTTTTAATTCTTTAATAGTTGTTTCAAATAAATTGGAGAACATGTTTTTTTGCGAGTACTTATCATATCCTCCTGATTGGGGGAAGGGCATCATTGTAGGAAAACCAAGCGTAGTGGCTAACAAATTTATTTGTGGCGGTTGTGGTATTCGTTGAAAAATTTTAATTTGTTCAGTACTAGCACTGGGTGCTTTAGGATCAATTCTACGTTTTATTTGAAATGATTGAAATGGTGCAACATCTATTTGTGTTGGTTTAATATAATTTAAAAATGTTGGATTTGCATTAACAAAACCTATTAATAATTTAATATATGATACGAAATGTTCATTTTCACACAATTGTTTTATTTTACTATCTGCATTTTTGATCCATTCATCATACGATTTGATAATAAATTTGCCATTTCTATCTTGTTCTTGTGTGAAACCTAATTTTTTTAATGTTAATAATGCTTTCTCTGGATGTAGATTTTTAATTTGTTCTTTAGCATATAAAAAAAATTTAGAATTTGCTAACAAATTTAAACATGATGCATCATCAAATCCTTTGGGGGATATTAGGCAATCTAACATATATTGCTGACATATTGATGGTTCAATTGCTGTTCCATAACACGATTCTTCACCTTCACCAACTGTTTGATTATATTTTCCATCGTTATCACGTGACCAAGTGATAAATGGGGATTCTGGCATTTGCGATGATTCTGGTTTTGATTTTTTCCATTTAAGATATTCTTTTATTAAATCAGACATTTGCTGTGGGACTATTTTCCATTTTTCATTTTTCAAATTGTTAGTGCCATCTATTACATTTTGTTTCACATCCGGAGTGACATCAATAGCATTATGTATATATGGATCAGATAAAATATTCTCCTTTATTTTATTATCAGGATCAAACATATTATTGTAAAACTTTTTGACTTTTGGATCATTATTTGATTTTAACAATGAAATTTTAAAAAAAAATGTTGTATTGTCAAACAATGTCGGGTCATCAACATATTTATTATAAATACTATGAATGATTCCCAGATAACTCATGTAATTTTTCCATAATGTATCATTTCCTAATAACATATTATCCATCGTTGTAGAGTCCTTGAATTTATTTTCTTTAAAATCATATTGTGCCATCATAAAAACACGTCCTAAATCAAGATCACCGAAAAATGGTTTTACTTCTTCAAAGGGAAAACCGAAATCTATTTTGTCCATTTTCTTATAATATATTTAACAGAAAAAAAATATTTTTATGAATTTATATTATAATGTTAAAAATAATTTTAATTATATTATTAATATTAATTTTATTTATAGTTATTTCGTGTTTCTTTGGATTTAGAAAAAATTATGAAAATTTTAATAATACAACACCAAAAATATCTTTATTTTATACTCCATCATGTCCCCATTGTGTAGAATTTATTCCCGTATGGGATGAATTCACAGAAAAAATGAAACCATATGTTGATTCAAAAAAAATAATAATTGAAAAAACAAATTGTGCAACAGATTCACAAACATGTTTATTAAATGATATTTCATTTTATCCAACAATAAAATTATTTATTGGTGACGAAAAAAAAATAATATTTAATGATGAAAGAAATATAGAAAATTTAATATCATTTGTTAAAAAAAATACTAATTTAACATAAATAATTTTTTTCCAATATCAATCAATTCTTTTTTAAATTCCAAATGTTCTAAATTTTTTGTTGGAACATTTCCGAAACCATATAACGTACCATACCAACTTCCCGCGATTGCGCCTATTGTGTCTGTGTCACCAGCATTTAACATTGCATATATAACGAGTTTTTCCCAATTATTTTTAGCATCCAACAATGAGTCATATGCTACAATAACAGAATTATATCCAGATGTTCCTATATTTGCATCTTTAATATCTGGATCTATAAAATTTGATATATAATATCTATTTCTTAATAAAATATTTTTTGTAGCACGTGTATAAATAGGTTTTTTATTAACAGAAGAAAAACGTGTTTCAATGTAACGTTCCCAATAATATATAAATTTATAATAATCTATTTTTCCATCATCAGATATATACGACAATATTTTATCTGATTTTAATAAATCAATTAATTTATAAGGCCATTCTATAATATTAACATCATTAATTGCTAAAAAAGTAAAATATGCGCTAACCAAACCTCCAAGATAACCAATTGGCGATGAATGTGTTATTTGTCCTCCTCTTATTGACACATCTATTAATTTATCTAAATCATTTTTAAAAATTAATCCTATACATGACGATCTCATAGCAACGCCTGATCCTCCTGATTTATTGTCATATGGTAAATCATTTAATTTATTATTTTCTGATAATAATATATTTTTTTTAATAGTTTCACCAATAAATCTACTTATTGAATTATCATTTTCCATTTTATTAACTGATTTTTTAAATGTTTTTTGCATTTGTAAAAAAATTTTATTATAGTTATTAATATTTTCATAAATTGATTCAGCAACATCCATATGAAAAATTGTATCATCTGAAACAAACCAATCTTTTAAATTTATTTCGTTAATTCCACCTAAATCTATAAATTCAAATAATAATTCTAATGATTCTTCATATGTTATAGTTTTATCTTTTTTAAATTCCCACAATCCATTTCTAAATCCGATCGTGTCACCTAATCCATGCAATACCATACATGCAATATAACGTTCCTCCATATTTATAATTTATATGTGATTAAAATTATTTAAAAAAATCTTTATATATAATAAATAAGAGATGTCAAATCCTTACGAAATTTTGGGAATACCAAAAAATAGTTCTATAGAAGAAATTAAAAAAGCATACAAAACATTAGTGAAAAAATTTCATCCAGATAAAATTTCTGATAATAATAAAAAAAAAGAGAGAAAATTTGAAATAATAACAGAAGCATATAATTTATTAAAAGATGAAGAAAGTAGAAAACAATTTGATGAAATATCTGAAATTATAGATTCAACAAAAAAAGGACATAAAGATTTACGAGATGAATATCACGAATATTTAAAGGCATCTGAATATAACAATATATTAACAGAAGATGAAAAGGACGAATTAGTAAAAAAATTAAAAGAGGAATGGAAAGTTGATGAAAATATATTGACTAAAGAGGAATTAAAGAAAAAAATTGATGATATGGAAATGATTAGAAATATTCAAGATGTGGAATGTGTGCCAGAAAATTTGTTTGAAGGAAAAAAATTTGATGTTGATAAATTTAATGCTTTGTTTGAATCTAAAAATTGGGGTAATAATGATATAATAAAAATGGATTTTCCGAATCCTATAAATAGTGGAAATATTGAAAATACAATGTTTTTTGATGTTTATAATTCTGCTCCTTTTGGAGAAAATGAAACATTTATTAATATGCCAACTAAAAAAGATTTTAAAAATATAAATATAAATAAAAAAGAGGAAAATCCATTAACGAATGAAACAATGGAAGAGTTAATGGAAAGGAGAAGAAAAGAAACGGAAGAATTAAATAATTTATCATTATCTGATTTTAATAACAATAAAACTCCATATTCATTTTCACATCAAATAGCGGGAATATTATCAACATATGATTGGAATGAAGCATCAAATAATAATTCAAAAATTAAATTACTTAATTAAAAATAATTCTGCTGTTTTATATCCATAATTATATAATTCTTCTTTTTTCTTTTTTGTTAAATTGAAATCGATAGACGACACATCATTTATAATTAATTTTATTGTATATTTTTCGTAATTTTTTGTCAAATTATTAAAAATATTATTTTTTAAACAATTTGCTATATTAATAAAATATGATTCAATATTATTAATAATTTCATGTTTAACATCACTATCAATATTTATTCCCAATGTATGTTCGAGTTCATTATCAAATAAATTAATAGGATAATTAGAACAACAACTTCCATCTATGTATAAATCATTATTATATAATACGGGGGTAAAATATAATGGAATTGATATGGTTGCTCGTATTGCGTTGATAACTTTCATATCAGGAGTTTCAATATATGAAAAATATTGTAATTTTTGCGTATTAACACATGTTCCAGTTAAAATTAATTTTTTTTTTGTTAAATTATATAATTCTATAAATGTAATTTCCGTATCAATTTTTTTATTTTTAAATAATGTTGAAATTATTTTATTCATTTTACTTCCGTCATCGAATCCATATTTAAATAAAAATGTATCAAATTTAATATTAACAATTTTTTTATATGAGATTTTTTTTATAATATTAAATAATTCTTGTGGTTTATAATTAATATTTAATAATGATGCAATTAATCCACCGACGGATGAACCAGCATAAACTAAAACATTATCTAATATTTTTTTTTCATATAATAATTGCAAAGCCCCTAATATTGTTATACCTTTAATTCCACCCCCACTTAAAACTAAATTATGAATATCGGAATTATTCATTATAATAATAATAATAAAAATTAAATTTTAAGAAAACAAAATATTAATCAACATTAAAACAATAAAAATTATTAAAAAATACACAATGAATTTTTTAATATCATCATGTGATATTTCCAATGTCGTATTTTTTTTTTGTTTGTTTTTATGTAAATTATTATATTTTCTAACTATTTTATTTATCAGATTTATTAATCTACTTTTTTTTGTTTTTTTTCTTTTAGCCGTATTTATATAATCTCCCTGCATATTATAATATGAATCATCTTGATTAATATATTCTCTATTATTATTTACATTATTAATTAAATTTATTCTATCATTGTCTTTTATTTCTTGCATAACTTCATATTTAGTATTAAAATTATTATAGGCTTTATCGAGAGAACAATATGACATTATAAATTACATAAATAAAAAAAAAATATATTTAAAGAATATTAAGTGCGTTAACTTTAATTTATATAAAATATTGGATTTAAATTTATACAAAATATCGGATTTAAATTTAAGAAATAAAATTTAAACTATAACAAAAAAATTTGCGTCATCATATATAAAAATATTTCTTTTAGATTTTATATGAATAAGGAAATAACTTCAACAGATTTACTAGTTCCATGGTGTGCAAATTCAGCGAAATTAGTTTCAGAAAATAAACGTAAAAATTTTGAAAAGAAAAATATTATTAGAGAAGATAATGAACAAGAAAATAATGATGATAATACGGAAGAAGAATATACTGACGTTATTAAAAATGTTACAGAATTTGAAAATGAAAAAAAAATAAATCAACACCAAAACGATAATAAAACAACCCAAATGACAAAGGAGGAAGAAGATCGTGAAAAATTTAAAATGTTAATTAAATTAGCAGAATTAAAAGCAAAAGGTATTAAATTACAAAAAGAATACTCTATGTTTGATAGTTTAAATGATATGACATTTGAATATAATATGCATACACAAATGCGTTCGAAATTACAAACGGTTGGTGTGATGAGTATGCTAACATTAAATATGGTAAAATTAATAGAAATTTCCACAGACAAATATGATGTTTGGGGATTTAACTTAAAAGGATGGACTGATAATGTTAATGAAAATATAGATAATGTGAATGATGCATTGGGGGAAATTTACGATAGATATGTGAAATCAGGTACTTCAGTAAATCCAATTTTAAAATTAATTTTTGCATTAGGAACAAGTGCATTAGCGGTTAATACATCAAAGTTAATAGGTTCAAGTGTCCCTAATTTATCAAAATTATTAAAATCAGATCCGGAAGTAAGAAAAAAATTAAGTAGTTTTGTTGACAATGAAATTAATAAAACAAATACAAATATTAAAGAAACACAATATTTAAATGAACAGCGTAAAGAATATGAGGAGGAAATTAAAAGACATAGAAAAGCAGAAGAATTAAAAAACCAATTAAATCAAGCGGATATAGACCCCCCTAAATTTCCCTTAAATTTTATTAATAATATTAATAAAAATAAAAAAAAATCTGATTCATCAAAGAAGAAAGAATTAAAATTTTCTTCCTTGAGTTCATCTAAATCGAAATCAATTGATGATAACATGTCGTCTATGTCACATAAATCAAAAACAGATGCTATATCATTAGCCACATTTATGACAGAAAAAAAAGAATCAAAAAAGAAAAATAAAAAAAATATAAAAAAAAAAGAAAAAAAAAATAAAAAAAAAGTCGATGTTTTGAATATAACAAATGATTTAAAAACTAATGCAACATCAACCAAAGAAAAAAGAAATAAAAAAAAAGATGATACTTTTGATATAACAAATGATTTAAAAACTATCGCAACAGGAGCCAAAGAAAAAAGTAAAAAATTAAAATTAACTATTGGAAAAAAATAAAATTTATTAATATATGTTGGTTATTGTATATTTATGTTACTAAAATAATATAATTTGTGATAAAAGACAAATTTATGATGATAATAATATTTAAAATGTCGAATGTGTTTTAAATATTTCGTGTAATATTATTTAGAAAATAATATAATATAATTTAATTATTTATTAATATGATTAAAATTTATTGTATTTAATTTATAATTGTTAATAATTTCATTTTTTAAAAATATAATTAATGGAATTATTATGTTATATATTTAGTTCATAACAAAGGAAATGAACAATATTACAAATATTGTTCATAACAAAGGAAATGAACAATATTACAAATATAATTGAAATTTATTAAACTAGTTAATTTTCATTTTTTATAAACCATTTCATAATTTATAATTAAAAAAAAATGAAATTGTTACATTATATATTTTAGTTTATAATAGAATAAATGAATAATATTAAGAGTAATATAAAGCGGATTAAAACATGTAAAAAAATTGGAGGAATATTAAAAAATAAAGGACATAAGAGGGAAAATGATTTTAAAAAACAATATAATAAAAAATTGTTAAAACAGAAAATCCAATATGGTGCAACATCGGATACATCAATTTCTAAAAAACACAATATTATTAAAAAAATTAAAAAAAAATTATTATACAATGGTCTAACATATTATTGCTCAAACAAAAGTGGTAAAAATATCCAATTTACACTTGGAAAAATAATTGAATTAGAAACAAATAATAATATCGAATGGTTAAAAAATAAAAAAAATGTTCATAAATTATTAGGCAAATATCTTAAGAAAAATAATTCCGATTTTCCTGCGGATTTTTTGGTATATAAAAATTGTGAAACAAAAAAATGGATCTTTTTCGTAATGGATGATGTTATAGATTTCATTGCCAATAATTGTGAGTGGAGAAAATTATCTTCGGGAAGAATTAAGGGCGATTTTAATGATAATTCAAAAAGAGGAAAACGTCAATATATAACATATGAATTTAGAAAAACACATAATGCTTATTTTTTAGGATTAAACGGAAATAAGGATAAATTATTTATAGAATTATTACAAGAAAAAATTAAATATCTAGAAGATGATTTTGATTATAAATAATTTATAATGGGGGACATATAATAAATATTTCATGACTTTTTTTGATATGTGTTCCGTTTCCATTTAATCTATTTTTTCCAATACGTTTTTCACCTTGTCCATATGTGTATTGCCATTCGGGAAAAATTTGTGTGTAATTTTTATACCATTCCCTAATAACTTCACAATTATTATATGTAATAAAAAACCCTCCCTTATGTTTTTTAAGTAATTTTAAAAGGATTTTATGTTTAAAATTATTATGATGTATTGCGAAATTACAATTTGGATACATTCCTTTGAACATTTTTGAATCTTTGTCTAAATAATAAGGCGGATCCAAAAATAAAAAATCATTAGGATATTTTTTAATTACTTTTTCGAAATCTAAACAGGAAACACTAATATTTTTAAATTCCATTTTTTTTAATTTGTTAATTCTGTGCTTAAATTTGTCTTCTTTAATTTCATTTGAACTAGGACATCCCAAAAACATTGGACTATATGATAATGACATATTATAATAATAATACACGGCTTGTTTTATTTTATCATTATCTAATAATTTTTTTTCTTTATCATTCAAAACAATTTTTTTTTGTGTTTTATAAATTAAGTCCGTAGGTTTAATTTTATTCCAATAATTTAATAATATATGTCTATTTTTTGTAAATTCTGTTTTATTTACTTTAAGTTTTTTTAATTCTTTGATAAATTTAGTTTTATTATTTATGATAATATTCCAAAAATTTACCAACATATTAAATATATCAAATCCAATAACTTGAATATTTAATATTTGCGAAATATAAAGTTCAAACGAACCACCACCGAAAAATGGAGATATTATACGTTTATATTTTAATTTTGGCATATTTTCTAATATTAAACCAATTGCTTTACTTTTACCGCCGGCATAACGTAACGGAGAAATTGTGATTCTTTTATATTTATTATTATTTGTTTTTAATTCATCTAAAATTTTTTTCATGTATTCTTCATCCCTTTCATATTTTTTAATTTTAAAACATTTTTTTACATTATTTTCATATATTTGTTTTGTCATATAATAATTAATATTATATATTATTGTTTATATATAATGCAAAAATCAATTTTATATTTCATTAAAATAAATTAGGTTTTTTCTTCAAAATTTATTGTATGTAAAATATTAAAACGCTTGAATATTCAATAGTCAACCTATATATTTTACACTATTATTTTTGAATAATATATAAAAAATTGATTTTTAATATGAATTAATAATAAAGACTATTATAAATGAGTAAGCAAAAGAAATGCGATAAAGATATTATAATAGCTTCTTTTAGGGCACCAGTCAATAGAATAAAAGATAAATTAAATTTAAATAATGATAATGAGAAAAATAAATCAAAAAAAAAAATAAACGAAATGATAATTGCATCAAATAATAAAACTATTAAAAAAAAAGAAGAATTTACTAATATTAATTTATGTAATACAATAAATAAATTTTCAATTATTAATGTCAATATTAATTTGATAAATAATATTGATAATAAAAAAATAAAAATTAAAAAAACGAATTTATCATGTTGGTGGTGTACATACGGATTTAAAAATCTTCCATGGTTTTGTCCAGATAAATATTATAAAAAAACATATTATGTTTTTGGATGTTTTTGTAGTCCTAATTGTGTTTTAGCATATAGTAATAATTTGCATGATAATAAAATATTTGAGCGATGTAGTTTAATTAAAATAATGGTTGAAGAAGCATGTGGTAAAAAAAAATGTGATATTAAACCGGCTGCACCTAAAGAAGTACTTGAAAAATATTGTGAAAATGGAATTACAATAGATAAATATAGAAAAAATTTTATTAAAAATTATGTTCTTCTTATTCCTCCAATGACAACGATTATCTTAAATGTAGAAGAAAAAATGAAAATTAATTAGAATATATATATAGTGTTAATTAGATGAATAATATAGGAGATTTAATCAAACGAAAAAATGAAATTAACATAAAAATAAAGAAATTGTATGAACATATATATAATTATAATGAAAATATTAAACAATTAAATAATGATATAAATGATATTAATAAAATTTTAAATAATTTATGTAATCATGAATTGATAATTGATCATTCATATGAAGATGAACGGACACATTTTGTTTGTTCAATATGCGGTATCGAAATATGATTTATGTAATATTTTTTAACATTTTTATAATTTTTTTTGGAATTTTATCTTTACAAAATAAATAATGATATCCTTGTAAAAAAGCATCACACATGTCATCTTTTTTTTTAAATTTATTTAATATTTTTAAATATTTATCATTATGTTTAATAATTTCCGTGCAATATTTAATTCCTAAACTTTTTGTTAATTTATATGTTATTTTTTTTTTTGATACACCATTTAATTTTAATTTATTCAAAGGCGAAATAAATTTTACATTTTGTATTTTTTCACCATCTATTTTTCCTCTCAATATAAAATATGAATATAATAAAGTTGCAATTGTTTTCATAGTGGGAGCTTTTAATGATGGTTGATTTTCTATTAAAACTTCATCAACATTATACAATTCTAATTTATCAAGTTTATGATATAATCTACAACTTAATTGTTGAATTTTTGATGTCATTGGTTTAATCTTTACCTTTTTTAATGTATAATTATTTCTAAATAACATATCTGCATGATTTTTACAATATTTTTTTTTATTAAAAATATATAATGATTTTTTTTTACATTGATTACCATTGCAATTTATATGTCCGCATAGTTCTTTATCTTTATCTTTATTTTTTTTTATTAACGTTGATTTGTCAGGAATAATGTAATTTTTTTTATGAAATTTACAAAATCCAATATTATTTTCATTTTGTTTCGCGTAAAATTTTGCTTTTTTTTGACATTGTGTTCCATCAGTTTTACAATGGGAGCATTGTAAATCTTCATCATCAATATTTATTATATCCCATTTAATAATAGAAAAATCATCATCTTTTTTTTTAATAATACAATATGCTAAATTTTTAATTCCAACATCAAATGAACATATCTTCATTAATATATTTATTCATTATATTTATTATATATTTTCGCATTTATTTTTACTATATTTATTAATTATAGAAGAGGATCCAATTGAAATATTTGGTAATTCATTCGTACTTTCTATAATATGTAAATATTTATTAATTATGTGAGGTATATCCGATTTTATCGAATCTATATTTATTCTTTTATTTCCTGATAATAATATATGTAAATCGTCTATTTTTTCTATTAATTTTCGTAAATTGTTCATTATATATGTGTCAATAAAAAAATATAATTAGAAGTATTTTCTATATAAATTAAATTTTTATAAATCTAAAATATCCAAGAAATTTTAATAAATTTAATGTCAGAATCATCATCATCATCAAATTCAATTTTATTATTACATGGATGCGTTATTTCAATTTTTAATTGAATTAAATCTGTATCTATATTTTTCATTGTTTTTATAAAATTATTTACAGATTCTTCATCACGTTTTATAAGTTTTTTCGGTAACTCGCATACACATTTATCATCTTGTATTAAACTAGCTTTCATACATTTATCCTTCAATCGTTCAATATATCGTCGTATCCATCTGGGAGAACTATTTGTATTTTTTTTCAATTGTTCAAAAAATGATAACTTTGGTATACCATATGTAAATATATTTTCCTTATCATCTGGTTGGATAGACGAATGCGTCCATGGAGAGACAGAAAATGGGTTTGATATATTATTACTTGACGAAGACATTTTAATTAATATTAAATTATATTTTTATTTAATTTAAATTTCAATTTTTTTTTAATTTAAAATATAAGAGTTATTATTAATTTTTAATTTTATAAAATAGAAATACATAAAACAAAAGAGAAGATAATAATAGGATATAATAAAGGATGTAAATGAATCAAAAAATGGGAAAAAATAATAACAATATATTTTATAAAATAAAACTATCACAAATTAATAAATAAAATAAAAGATAATAGGGAAAAATATGTAAACATGAGATAGGAAAATTTTAATTCACCTAGAATTTTAAAAAAATTATCTAAAATTAATTTAACTAATGACGATAATATTTATAAATATTTCCAATTATCGCAAAATGAAATAAATATAATAGATCATGTTATTGATAAAAAAAATTGATTTGATTTAAATAAAAATGAAACGATTTAATTTTGTAACAAAATCAAATTTTAATATTTATTTATTAGTCGCCATGTGAATTAATAAATATAATTAAAAAAAAATTGAAATTATATATGAATAAATATTAAAATTAAATAATAAATGAGCAATACTAAAATTATAGAACTAAGAAACTTATATATTAAAAATTTTATTGTCAATTCATATAATAATAATTTAATCTCTGAAACTTTAAAAAATAAATTAATTAACGAAATTGATAATCCAACACATTCAACGGCTATCCAATCAGAATTCGATGAACAACTTAATAATTTAGAACAAGAATTTTTGGCTCAACCATGGAACAAACTCAATATTGTTTATAAAAAAAGAAAAATTGAGGAATATATTGACGAAAAAATCAAAGATAAAACATATGATAAAAAAAATAAAAATGGTATTTTAGAATTATTAAACAATGCTATTGATGAAAAACTAATTAATACACAAAAATCGGTAAAATATGACCAAGTAAAAAAAAAAATAATTGATATTCCAGTATTAATTAATAAAAATGGGAAATTTTCATTGAAAAAAAAATAAATATTAATTATAGATGGAAAAAAAAAATTTATTTATTAAAAATAATGATTTAATAAATTGTATACATAATGGATTTTCAACAATATCAAATAAAAATAAAAAAAAAATAATTAAAAATATATTAACCGATGAATATATTAATGAATTAATATTAAAATATGAATTTTTTAATTATACTCCAAATGAAGCTGAACAAAATATAGAATCATTAAAAAATATTTTAAATGATGAACTCAAAAAATATACTTTTCTATCAAAAATGGAATCAAATGATTGGTTAATACATGATTTAACATCAAGTAAATATGAATTAGTTGAAAATGAAATATTGTTTGAAAATAGTATTCAATCAGTTGATATTCATGATATTGAAACATTAGATTTTTTAAAACAATTAAAATTTAGAATGGAAAAAATTGCTACAAATTTCAATATTAAATATAAATTTATAGATGCAAAAAGATTGTTGGTAAATTGGGTTGTTATTATTTGTTCTTTGAAACATTAATTTTAATGGAATGCGATGATGTAATTTTCTTAATTGATTTTTTTTTATTATGTAAATCGTTGTGGCATTTTTTACATAATACTATTAAATTTGATAATTTATTTTTATCTTTATTTTTTTTATCATTTTGTGGAATGATATGATGAACATCTAATTTAGGATAATTAATATTGTTTTTGATTCCACATAATTCACATTTATCCAAATATATATTTGAATTATATTTTGATTTTTTTGTATTAACTATTAATTTTGAATTTTCTAAAATTTCATTTTTAAATTCAAAAACTAATTTGTTAAAATCATTATTATTAATAATATGATTGGCAACTAATATCCCATAAATATTATCCCCCGAACCTTCTTTTAATATTCTATTATATATGATTTCATTATCCGTATAATCAACAGATAAATGATATATTTTTAATTCTTTTAATTTTTTAATTTCATTCAAAGAAACTAAATTATGCAAATGTGTTGCAAATAAAAATGATGTTTTTTTATTATATAATGTAATTATTGAAGCACCAATAATTGATGTTCCTGATATATGTTCTGTGCCTCTACATATTTCATCTCCAATTACCAATGTATCATTCGATGCCCTTTTGAGAATTGATTTTAATTCTAACATTTCACAGGAAAATGATGATAATCCTTTAAATATATTGTCAGAGCCATTAATTCGTGTATATAATGCATGATAAGGATGAAAAACATATTTTGATGCGGGAACAAACATTCCTGATTGTGCCATAATTATAGATAATCCTACTGCTTTCATTACGGATGATTTTCCACATGCATTTAAACCATACAATAATATTCCTCTAGTTTTATTTATGCCAATATTAATATCATGTGGTACATATGTATGATTTATTATTTTTTCTATTATGGGATGTCTTAATTGCTTACAATCTATGAAACTATTTGCATTTTTTTTAATAGTGGGTCTAATATAATTATTTAGAACACATGTTTTCGAATTTGATTTAATGAAATCTGCAAATGCTATAAAATTTGAAATATTTAAAATTAATTCATAATATTTTTTTGCAATATTATTTAAATTTTCAATATATAATAATTTTATTTTTTCAAATAAAATATCTTTATATTGATCTATTTTTGTAGATTCTTGTTTTATATCTTGTACTAAAATTTTAACATTATGTTTATTAGAAATAAATGTTAATTTGTTTGTATTGATGATAACATCTCCATTTAATTTTATTTGTTTAATATTTTTTAATATTTTTTCTAGATTTTTAAAAGACGTATATGAGGTTGTTAAATAGAAACCATCGCGATCCGAATGTTTTAAATATATTTTTCCCAATTTATATTTTTCGCAATTTAATTCTTCTATTTTTAATTTTAAATTATTCATTATATTTAGTCCGCTATCTATTTTATTTTGTAATTCATCTATTTCTTCAAATATATTATTATTAAAAAAAGATTTTCTAATATCATTTATATTACATTTACATAATTCATCAAAATTAAAAATTTTTTTTTGTTTTTTGTATAATTTTTTTAATTTTTCCATTTGTTTTTGATTAGGCAAAGAATTCAATAGAATTTTATTTTCAACTAAATAATTATATAATGAAACTATGTATTCTATACTTTGAATAAATTTACAAAATTCTGTTGGAATTATTGATAATAATAAAATTTTTTTTCCTAATTTTTCAACATCTCCAATATGATTTAAAATTTCTTCTATTTTCTTCCATCTATTGTTTTTTATAATTTCATCGTTTAGATCATATAAGTTATTTAATTTATTAATATCAACTAATGGTGTTGTTAAACGTTCATAAAGATATCGTTTTCCCATAGATGTGCTTGTGTTATCAACGATATCAAATAAAGATTTTATTGTTTTTTTTCCTGTTTTAATACTAAAATTTATATCACCATTATCAACAACATTAAGTTGTTTTAAACCATTATTTCCGATTATCATAATATTATCATTACGGAATTGTATAGGTTCATGAATATTGTCAACCATATGTTCATTATGTTCATATATATATTGTAGTAATAAAGAAAAACATGATGAGGCATAAGGTAATTTATGTAAATCGAAATATTCAATCGGTGTTATATTTGTTATATTTTTGTATATTTTTTTAAAAATATTATTTTGGTATGCTGGTTTTATAAAATTGTCATTTATTTTATCAAAAATTTTATATTTGGAACAATCTATATCAAGACGTTCTATAATATCATATATTTGTTTCTGAGTTAAATTAGTATTATATATAATAACTTCTGCGGGATTTAATGTATCAATAAATCTGGATAATTCATCTATTGCATAATTATCATCCGAATTATTTCCATGTGCTTCATTAATATAACATTTTCCATTTATTATATTACAGGAAGACATTGCAACACTTATATATTTTTTATTATTTTTTTGTAATTCATTTGTTAAATAAATACAAATTATTATATTATTAGTATTTTCTGTAATTAATGTTCCTGGCGTATAAATATTTGTTATTTTTCTGGTAATATATTTTTTTAATTTATTATTTTTTCTATCTATTTTTGTTATTTGATCCATTACTATTACCGAATAACCATTATTCACTAATTTTGATATTCTATCAACTGACGAAAATACTGGAAAACCACACATTTTTGGATTTTTTAATGAAATTTCATTAATATATTTATTTTTTTTTGTTACTTGAACATCTATAATATTTGATATAGTATCGATATCTGGACCACGATCATTCGTTTGGTAAATTTCATAAAAACTTCCTATTTCAATCAAAATAACAATATTATTATATTTTTTTTTATATTTATCATAAATATCTAAATATTCTTCTATTTTAGAAGTCATATTATTAATATAATAAATAGTAAAATATTTTTAAATAGTTTTACTATTAATTTTAAAATATTATTTAACAAAATAAATTATTTTTTTGAAATAAGTTTTTCAAACATTTTAACTAAATATTTTTTAATAGCACTAATAATTATTTTTTTTTGATGATACATGTCATACCAATTTATTTTATAATCAGTATAAAGATGTGACAACACATTATACATATCGGATTTTGTAAAATATTTTTGATTTTCTAACCAATTTATTTTTTTTTCTTTTATTTCTTCGCTGTCTTCATTATTGATTTTATAATCTTGAATAGATTTTATCAAACTAATTTTTCCATTTTCATATGTCAAATAATTTAAAATAGATTTAAGTTCATTATACAAATATTTATCTAAAGTTTTATATAAAAAATATTTAGTTACTTTGCCACGTAATTCCATATCATAATTCAAATCAGGATAATTTACCAATTTCATTAAAGGGACATCATATGTTTGAACATATACTGGAGATTCTACAAATGTTTCAGGAATAATTGTTTGTGAGCGAATAATTGGTGTTATAAAATTCATCTTGTTATATATTATATTAATATTATTTTTTTACCAATTTTATAATTTTTTTATTAATAAAATTGATAAATTCATTTTCCATATTTTGTATATGGTTTTTTATGTCATCCCATTTTTTATGGAAATCATTATAATATTTCATTAAAAATTTTTTTATAATTTTATTTGTTAATAAATTATTTTTAATATATCTTATTCGTTTGTCCTCATGTAATTGTTTTTTAATTTTTGTTCTTTCAATTTTTATCCTATTGTTATTAACACCAATATATTTATTTATTTTATCATATATTTCATCTATTAATTCATATTTAATAATTTCTGATATTGTCTCAACAATTATATTATTTGTGATATCATTATTTTTACAATAAAAAAATAAAAAAAAATTTAAGACACGTTTTCTATTTAATAATGGGGCAAATTTATTCAATTCAAACCATTCTATTCCGGAAAAATATGATTTAATATCATAATATATTTCTAGAAAACGTTTTGAATCGAATGGTATAGTTGGTATTAATATTTCTATATCTATATTCTTGTTTTTTGTTTCCTCTGTTATATTACACGTATCAACATAATTTATTTCATCTACAACTTCCCTGTTATCAACAACGGCACAAAATGGTTCATCGTATGAAACCATTTTTAATGTTAATGGATGTAAAATTGTTGTATTAGGTTCATTGCATTGTGTTATACATTGCTTTTTGTTAATACTTATTGGAAGATCTGTTGATAAATTTTTATGTTCCATTTATTTATAATGAATAATATAGATATTATTTACATATATAAAATTTTGCAATTATCAAAAAAAATAAATAATGATAATAAGGATAAAATAATTAAAAAAATTAATAATTATTTTAATTTATTAAAAAAAATAAATAATAATAAAATACTATTTAATGAAATGTTAAAAAAAATTGAGGAATTAATTATAATTATTTCTTAATTATTCGTTTAATTTTAATTGTTTTTTTGATTGGGCGTTTAGTTTCTATTAAATTCATTATTTCACTTGAAACACTCGCCAATTGTTTTTCATTATTTATTATTTTTTTCTTTTTTAAATCTTCTAATGCTGATTTAATCATATCTAATTTAACGGGTCCCTTGTGTTCTTTTTCTAATTTTTGAATAACATTTTTATCATTTGCTGTCACATTGTCAATATTTTCTTTTATCAATATATCAAGTATATTCTGTTCACATTTTTTTTTCTCCTTAACAACAACTGATAATTCTTTTCGTTTTTTTTTAATTAAATCATCATAATCTAAAAATTTAATAATATCCTCAGCAATTTTATTCAATGGATTTTTATCTTTATGTGATTTTTTATTTTTATGTGATTTTTTACTTTTGTGTTTTTTATCATGTTTATTTTTTTTAGTGCTCATTAATAAATAATATATATATTTTTTTATATATTATTTCTTAAAAAATTTATAATAAATAAGATTATATATAAATTTTTATTTGATTGTTTAAACATAAACTATTTTGATTATCATTGCGTAATAATATTATGTATAAATGTTACCAAGGAGAAACATTCATTTTTGGATTTGGTGGTTCTTCACGTATATAATGACTTGCATTTTTTATAAATGGATCTTTAGTTTTATTCATTCCAATATGATGTATACTATTAACAAAATAAATAATTAATATTAATAAATAACAAAACCTATTTGTTTTCATTAAATAATATATATAATTATTTTTTTATATATTATTTTAGAAATAAAATAATAAAACAAATTAATATTTAATGGCAAAATCCTATTATATTATCATCTGGTTGTATAGATGATTGCATCCAAGGAGAAACATTCATTTTTGGATTTGCTGGTTCTCCACGTATATCATGGGTTGCATTTTTCATAGATGAACCTTGCGTATCAACTCCGACATGACGTGTAACATCAATTAAATGCCTATTTTTTACTACGGTTGGTTCTGGAACATCAAAATATTTATTTTGACTTGATTTTGGAAGAAAATTATTTAAATTAAATATTTCATCTACGTCATCACATCTTTTTTTTGAATCAGATGCTTGTGTATATTTAGCAACATTATCTTGAAGAGATTCATCTGTAGGAGAAACAATACTATTTTCATTTAATGACAATGCAGAACTATCATTAAAATATTTAACTAATTCATCATTTGATACATTTCCTCTTTGTCCAGATGCATAATTAATTATTTTTTTTTTATTTGATGCGTGATTTTTATCCGTAAGTTTAGCAATTATTTTATCATCATTAGATAAAGATGAATCGTTTGATGATTCGTCGCTAACGTCTTGGACTATTTCATCATCATCTATAATTTTTTGATTTGATGAATTAGTAAAATTTTCTTTTTTATTACCACTTTTATAAAATATTAAAAATAATACAACTACTAATGCAATTATTATAAGAACCCATTTATTTTTAAAATCCATTTTATAATATATAAATATATAAAAAAATAATATGTTAGTAATATATATTAATTAATGGAAAAAATAGAAACTGAAAGTTTATCTTCTATAGGAACTATAGGAACTACAGAAGAACCAAATGAAAAAATAATAAATAATAAGGAAAATGAATTTGAAAAAGCAGTATTTGAAGCATTTAAAAATGGTTGTTATTGTAGTGCAAATTTAATTTTATTAGAATTAAAACCAAACAAAATAGGTTCACTTGATGAAAATGGAAATACTTTATTACAAAAAATAATTGAATGTTATGATAAACTTAAAGATTTTGAAAAAATTATAAGTATATATATTCCTATTTATAAAGATTTACTTGATCATCAAAATAATGATGGAAATACGGCACTTCATTTATCAGTAAAAGAATTAAATGAACATGCTATATTTTATGGTATTTGTGGTATGTTAGATAAATATGGTGCAAGAAGTGATATTCCAAATAATGAGGGTGATATCGTCAAAGAAGGTTACGAAGAGGGGGAAAAAACAGGAACGCAAAATGCTGGAGTAGGAATGTTTGATGGTGTTAAAGGTGTAATTTCCAGTTTTGTCAAAAAAATATTTAGAAGCGATAGTAGCGAAGTTCCCAAAATAGAAAGTTTAAGTGAAATGTTGGGTATTAATAAAAAACAAGAATTTAACGAAGACGAAAAGACTGAATTCGAAGATATAGATATAGATTCCGAAGAGATTAAACCGAAAAATAGGGATTTTGAAATTCCAAAACCATTTATCCAATCGACACCCGCAATAAAACCAAATGGTATAGTGAACCCTGAAAATGCATCCAATACCGAATCGGATTTTTTAAATACTTTAATTTCAAAATACAATAATTCGCGAAAACAATTTGGAGGAAGTAAAAAAAAAATATATGGTGGAATAAGAAAATTACCTGAAACATCAACGGAAGCCAATGATGAGGATACTATTAGCAGATATAGAAAATCAAAAACATCAGAATTACATGAAAAAGCAATAGATGAAATTATGAAACTAAAAAATGTCGATAAGGACATAGCAAAAATATATAAATCTGTCGCATATCGCAAAATTAAAAAAGAGTATCCCGATTTAGGTGGCTATCAAAGGGCAGTTGAAATGTTAAAATTAATTGAAAAGCCATCTTATCTCGATAATATAAATATTGACAAGGAAATTAAACTTCGCGAAAAAGAAAAAGAAGAAAAAGAGGAAAAAGAAAAAAGCAAATCCGAAATGACAGAAGAAACGGTGATCAATGAAGGAAAGGATGAGAAAAAAAAATCACGAAGAAAAAAAAAGAAACAAGAAGGTGGAACATCAGAAAGAAGTATAATTCCTAATATAAGTGATTTGTCAATAACATCATCATATTATCCGAGCGAATCTTTGTGAATTAAATTAAAATTTTTTATTTAATTAAATTATGTCATCCTTAATTGGACCATTAACAAATAATATTGTCAAATCATTAAATAAACAATTACAATCAAAAAAAATTAAAACTATAATGAAAAAAAATTTTATTAATCCAATAATAAAATATATTATTGAAATATATTATCCATATTTTATTACATTGACATCATTATTTATTTTTTTCATAATAATTTTAATATTAATTTTTATTTTTAATATTATTATCTATAAAAAATTATGTTAAATAATTATATTATAGATGTTTAATATAATATTAAAATATATTATTTATGGAATTATAATATTCGTGATATTATCATACATTGATTTCGGAAAAACTAAATTGGAAAAAAAAACAGTTATTATGGTAACATTAGTAATATTATTATTATTCATACTAATTACACATTTGACAACGATGAAAAAACCACAATATCGTTATTCCATTGAAAATATGAATAATGTCAATGATAGTCAGCCAAATAATCAAATAAATAACCAAATAAATAATCAACCAAATAATCAAATAAATAATCAACCAAATAATCAAATAAATAATCAACCAAATAATCAAATAAATAATCAACCAAATAATCAACCAAATAATCAACCAAATAATCAAATGAATAATCAATCAAATAATGAAAATGTTAAAATAAAATATTCCGTGGCTGGTACATCAAGACGTGATTTAGGTGTTATTACAAATGAAACTCCCTATTCTGATTTGAACCATATACAAGTTCCCGATAATTATGCATCTAGTATAGATGATTATGGTTATTCATTTTTGCCTCCAGAGAAATGGTATCCTCAACCACCATTTCCTCCCGTATGTGTAATTGATAAAGCATGTCCTGTATGTCCAGTTTATACAGAAGGCACAAATCTTGATTTAAAACAATGGAATGAATCAAGACGAATAACACCCCCTGACAATATAAATATTAAATATATTGAAGATAAATTAAATTCGGGACGCTAATTATTTTTATTAAATCAATAAACTAATTTCTTGATTATAGCGTGATATAAAAAAACTGCTATAATAGTATAAAATAATGATTTTATAATGTTTGTATTTAAAAATATATAATTTGATTCAACTAAATATGCAATTAAATCTAATAATAATATATGTGATAAAAACCTAATTGTTTGGGTATATATTTTTCTATAATCCTCCTTTGTAATTTTAAATTTTTTTAACATATATTATAATATACTATAAGTAAGTTTATATTAAATTCTTTTTTTGAATTATATTATTAAAATGACTAGTAATATATTAATATTCATACTTATAATTGTTATTTTATTAATTATTGGATTATTTCTTACTATATATAAACAAATCAAATCAATACAAGAAAATTTGAATGATTATGTAGAAAAAATAGATACAAAAACAATGTTATGTGTAGAAAAAGTAAGAAATGTTAGTAATGAAACAATAGAACAAATGAAAAATATATTTATATTAAATAATCAATCTATTAAAAATACTAACAATAACCAATTATTAGAATCAGAAGATGAAAAAACAAATGATTATAGTTTATATATGAGCCCCAATAAACAAAAAAATAAATATATTGATAATGAAAGTCCTGAACATGATAATCAACAAAATAAAATAATTAATAATAAAGAAGAAAATGAAAAAGAAGAAAGTGAAAAAGAAGAAAGTGAAAAAGAAGAAAGCGAAAAGGAAGAAAGCGAAAAGGAAGAAAGCGAAAAGGAAGAAAGCGAAAAGGAAGAAAGCGAAAAGGAAGAAAGCGAAAAGGAAGAAAGCGAAAAGGAAAAAAGCAAAAAGGAAAAAAGTGAAGGGGAAAGTGAAAAAAAGAATAAAAAAAAAAAAAAGAAATTATTAGGAATTAAAGATTATTCATATGTCGAATTGAAAAAAAAAGCAAAAAAAATGGGATTAAATATATTTGAATTAAAAAATGGAAAAAAACAAATATTAAAAAAACGTGAATTATATAATAATATAAAACATTATATAAAACAAAAAAAAAATATATTAAACTAATATATAAGAATGGATAATTTTTATAAATCATGTCCTCCGATGATGGATGATGGAAGATTTTTATGTGATTTTAGGAGTGGAACAGTGCGAAACGAATATAATAAATATATTAATAACATCAATGACGATAATAATTATAGATTATTTTTACAAAGGAATGCCTCAAAAATAATGGAAAATCAATGGTTTAAATTAAAAAAAAATAATTCATGTTGGAAAAACGAATGTGTTCATAATTATCCAAATATGGTTTATCCGCCTTGGTTTGTTGATGAAAGAAATAATTATAATAATTTACAGAATCCTAATAGGAAAATTAATTTTCCATGCAAACATTTTTCTGATTATCGTTTGACAAAATAATTTGTTCTAAAATTGATATTCTATTTTCTAATGTTTTAATAGCATTATATAATGGTGGTATTAATTCATTATAATTAACAAGATATTTATTATTAATTTTTTCATATATTATATTTTTATTATTTAATTTTTTTTTAATATCTTGAGCAATAAATCCTATATGGCGTTTATTATCATTTTTAAAATTAAATGAAACTGGATTTATTTGTTTTACAAATTCTAATCCCAAATTATTAAATTTAATATTTTCTTTATATCTTTTATCGGATATTGTTAAAAAAGAATGAGCACTCACATCAGCATCGCAATATATATTTTGCTTACATCCTATTCCGCCTGCCGTTATGATTGATCCTGTAGTTGCATCAATACTATTATTACTATTATTACACATGATGTGTCCATCTATTGTTATATCTGAATTTGATTTTATATTATTACTAGTAATGCTATAAGCATTTATTGTATCTATATCCAAATCATTTGGTAAAGAGATAGTTTCATTTATTATATTAGTGGCATTGTTATTTGTATCATTCATTATTGATTTTCCCAATCCATTTTTTGATAAAGTATATATTGGTTTTCCAATATCCATTTTAATTTATTTTAGAATATAGATTTTTTTTTTTTTAAATATACATATTAATTATAATGCATAAATTTGATCCAAGGAAATCATTATCCAGAGAAATGCAAAAACAATTGTACCATATTGAAAAAACAAATATAAATAACGAAAATATTATAAAATTTTTTTCATTAGTTGATGATGGCAATATTAGTAAAATAACTGATTTTTTAAATGAAAACAACATGCCAATTTCCGCGAGAAATGATGATGGAGAATCAGTATTGCACATATTAATTAAAAGTTCAAATTTATATGAATGGGAAAAAACCAAATTAATTGAATTTTTGATTGCGAGAAATGCACCAATTATGTCATATGATAAATATAATGTTACTCCTTTACATTTGGCATGTAAATATCAATTATATGATGTGGCAAAAAAATTAATTAATGGTGGTGCCGACGTTAATGCAATTGACAATAATAATATGACTCCATTACATTATTTAATAACGGGAAAAAATGTTGAATGTTCAAATAATATTGTTAAAGATTTTATACCTAAAAATATTTCATTTGAACCTGAATTACACACCAAATTATTTGACGCGATTGCGAAAGAATTATTCAAAGAACTACCACAAAAAAATTTTATGACACATATAAAAGATCTTATTAATGTTGTTCCAAATATGTGGAAATACGACATATTGGATATTGTTAATAAATATGACAAATTATCACGAGATGTTAGGTTTCAAAGCGGAGGTGCATTAGAAAATAAATTATTAAATTTGCAACAAGAAAAAATCAAAAAAATATATGATTTTTTAATGAATAAAATGACTTCTGCTTTTACACCAATTATAATTAAAAAATATGATAACGGAACATATTTTCCATATGAAAATACAGAAGAAATTAAACAGAAAATAATAATAAAGAATTACATTGATGATAAAAATAATTATGATTTAAAAAAAGCGGATCTTAGTGGAAAATTTTATAGTATTATTGATTTTTGTTTAAGTGAAATACAAAAAATTGAAACAAATTTTTTTAATATCGCACAATTAGGATTTAATTTTATGGTGAATAAAGGAACAGATGTTAAGATTTCGAAACAAATTAAACAATTTGTTTTACGTTGGAATGATCCTATTATAAGGACTTTTGGATTACCGGAACGATATTTACGTGATATAAATAATTTTTATTTGAATTATAGTAGAAACAATAGAGGAAAATATGACGGAAATATTTTTAATTTTACTAATTTGTTTTGCGAAAATATTAATGAAAAAGAAAAAAGCATATATGTTTTACATTATCCAAATTTATCAAATTATGATACGGTACTACATAATGATTTTATAATTAGTAATTCGATTTCAAATTATGTTAATTATCTTTATACAAATATTAAAAAAATAAAAATACCAAGAATTCCGGAAGAACAATTAAAAGGAAAAAGAAAAAAGAAAATACCTATTTTAAGATATCCATTGACAAATGATCCGGAACCACTTACTGGCGAAAAAGTTAGATTTAGACAAATTAGTTATCAACAACCAATATTTGTTTCTGACATTAACAAATTTTATTTTACTGAAATCACAAAAAGATTATTATTATTTATGAGAGATCATTTTAGTAAACATATAGAAGAAATAAAAAATCCGGAAAAATTAGTAATAATTTTGGTATCAATATCCGCATCAATTTATTATATTCATACACACAAAAATAAATTATTAATCCGGAGTGACAATATTATAAATGTTATGAATCATTTGAATGATATTTTTGCGTCCGACCCGTATAGTTATTTATTTTCATATATGATATTAAATGCAAAAGAAGTTAAAACACATATATCTAATATATTAACGAGAATAGACGAATTATATCAGGTGATATTAGAATTATTTGATAATATAAATAATGGGATTGATTTATTGAATCGTTATAACGCGATTGATAAATTATTGGGAAAAATAAATCTGGATAAAAAATTTAATAATATCAATGATTACGAATTTCCGATTGATGTTTGTTGTAATAATATAACAAAACATGTAACAAAAATATCAAATGATATAACCAATTTTAGTATGTATAATATAAAACTATTTATCAATATTACCAATATTACTGGTCAACAAAAAATTTTTTTATTTAAAAAAGATTTATATGAAAAATATATTCCCCAGTATGATAGTTTATATAATATCAATTGTTATTATTCGAGTGTTAATACAACAGAAAGCCCAATAGAATATGGTTTCATAATACCACGCAAATATTATAACGAAACAAATCAGAAAATGTTTGGAAACGCCGAACCAAGAATACGTACAATAAATGACGATTATAATATAATAGGGAGAATTGGAACTAAAAAAGTTGATAATTTAATGATATATTACGGAAAAACTGAAAATGATGCATATAAAAAAGAATGTTTAGTACAATTCAAAGAAATTCTAAATAATTATATAATTATGATCAAATTAAGAATAATGCAATTCATTTACGATTCAATAAATAATATATTAAAAATCTCGTCAGTACAATCATCATATTATGCACCACAACCAATACAACAACCGTCCAAAATTGTAGATTTAAATGAATTATTTAAAAATGATCCTCATGAACGAATAATTTACAAAGAAATTAAAGTGATTCCAAATAATGGAGTATGTAATATTTCGATAAAAAATCAAAATGCTACATCGCAAACATGTTTTTGGTTATCAGTAATAGATATTTTGAGAAACATAAGTGAATATAAAAATCAATACATAGACATAAATAAAATATTTGAAACTCTTGAAAATTCAAGAATAATAAATTCAAATTGGGAGATTGATTTGAATGATTATAGTATTGATGTAGGAAATTTACATTATATGAGAAAAGTTTATCCGACTGGTAAACCTTTTGAGGCGGTACTTAGTACAGGTGAAAAAATAGATGAAACAATATTGGATAATATTGCGCAAACTATAGCAATGTTAGAATTTTCATATATAATTGGAATTGACATCATAATATTAAAAGAATTTAAACATGACGCATGTGAACTTGAATATCAACCTTTGACTAAGTTGTTGGAAATTAATAAGAATGTTATTATTAAAAGTAAAAAAAAAAGTACAATAAACAATATATATATATATAATGATGTAACTAATTCTCATTTTGAACCGATTATGGATAAAAATAAAAATGAGGCGGGAATAATTGGATATGTTGGGAAGATGATTAATGATAATTTTATTCTTAAAAATGAATTAATGAACATTTTTATAAAAATAGAATCACCTGTCGTTGTGCCGAAATTCTGCAAAAATTTTGACACAATAATTTTAAGAAATGACTTCCGAAGTTCCCAAGGATATGAATTTGAAAAGAAAAAACAACAAGCACCATCGATACCACCAACAATACCACCAACGACGGCAAAACTCAACCCATATGCACCTCCATTTGTGCCAAAACGGCGAATAACGGGTTCGGAACAACAACAAACGCAAAATCCACATACATCAATCATACCACAGCCAATTGTTCAATCACAACAACAAATATCGTCGCAAGAACAACAACAAACGCAAAATCCATATACATCAATCATACCACAGCCAATTGTTCAACCACAACAACAAACATCATCGCAAGAACGACAACAAACACTATCACAATCACATCCACAAGCATCAAATATTATTCCACTAACACTAGTACAAGCACCAACATTAGGGGGAATGAAAAATAAAATGGTAGGTGGTGTAAATGAAAATTTTGAATCTATAATTGAAGATTTTACCACAAAAATAAAACAAGATGGAACAAAAATATCAGAAAATGATAAATTAAATATATACAATATGGTATTGAAAATCGTGTCAGAAATATTTGACCAATACATCAAATACAATTTAAATAATGCAATCATAAAATTTTTAAATACCGATACGCCAAATATTGATATAACTGACATAATAGAAAAAGATTTTTTTGTAAATATTAATGAAATTATTGATTCAATCAAAGATATATACACAACCAAAACTGAAACAAATACTGATTTATTGATGTTTGATAGTATATTAGGAGAAGAACCAAAAAAAGAACCAAATGAATATAGAATATTTAATTATTCATTCGGAAATGAAAATGATAAATTATGTAACATAATTAATTTGGATATTGTTAATTTATTATGTGAAAAAACTAGAAATATAATTAATATTCCGGATACAAATGGATTAACGCCGTTAATGTATGCAATTGACAAAGGGATCCCATCATTAGTTAACAGATTAATAAATCACAATGCAATAATAAAATATGACGTTGGTAAAAAAAATATCAATCCTATTGATTTCTTATTAAAAAATATTAAAACACAATTTAATTTATTCTGTGATAAGGAAAATATTAATCTAATGGAATTTAATGATGATTTATATAAAAAAATTACTGATAATTATATTAAAAATTTACAAGATAATAAAAATATATTTGCGAGTACAAAATTAATTATACCAATGTTATTTTGTTTATTATATAATGATTTTTATCAGGACTTGATTACACATAACAGAAATGAACTCGATAAAATTAATAAATTAATTGAAAATCTATTACATGTTAATATAAATGAAAATCAAACATTACCTTTGTCTGATAATATAAAAAATACAAGAGGAGTTAAATTCTTGCTTCATATTTATGAAAAAACTAAAGATAAAGATAAAATTGAAAATTTAACTAAAAATAGAGGCGCAATTTATGATGAACTTTTGGAAAATCTCAAAAATAAAATAGGATTATTATATATTAATCAATGTGGTATAGAAAATTACAATGATTTAACTAAAAAAATTAACGAAATATGGAAAAATGATACACAAACATATCAACAATTATGGTTCAATTATTTATCAAATAATAAAAATCTTAAAAATATATCAAATTTCCATTTAATTATGATGATGATATATCAAAAAAGCATAGATTTATATGAAACTAAAGTTTTTGATGAAATATCATTAAATAAAATAATTATTGTAATACATGATATTGAAACAATATTATATAATAAATATAATGATTATTTGTCATTACCATCAACATTTGACGCAAATCACATACTTGAACGAATAATTGCTATTTTAGAACATGTTTTTAAAGAAACAATATTTACATCACTATATGCAACAATAGTTAAAACAATTACACATTTTATAAATGAATCTAAAATGGAAGATAAAGAAGATATGGATAATTTAAAAGATACACTAGATTCAATTATAAATAAAAAAATAAATTTAGATTCTGGAGAGATAACATTATTAACATACATTAAAAATATTATAACAATAAAAATAATTAAAAAAACATTAAATGTATATGCAACTGAATATGATCCGGATAAAGATGAAACTGAATCCGTGGATAAATTATATAGTGGAATAGTAAAAATTGTTCAATTAATTACAGGTGTAGGAGAAGATTCTTTATTAATTAAAAAAATTGAAGAACATGTTATACCATATTTCAAAAATGTTATTGAAGAATTTTTAAAATATACAAAAAATATTGTTGATAATTATGCATCGTTTATAATTAAAGAGTATAATAATAGTAAAATATTAATAGATATAACAAATAATCTTAAATAATATTAGAAGACGCATTAATAAATCGTGATTTGTTGGTTCCTGAATCAATATTTGTATTTTGTGGAATAATAAATAATGTTGTTATTTTTATTGTCATTGAGTGATTTTTACCATTAAATTCATATAAATTTCCGGAGGGAGAATAAAAAGATAAATTTAAGGAGGATAATTCTGGTATCGGCTCAAGTAAAATTTTTTCCATTGGGACAAATGTATTAAATAATATTCTATTAGGAGACCCTGATAATTGTATTTTTCCAAATAATTGTTTATTATTTCCAATATCATTTATTTTATTTAAATTGAGATTATTACATGTTATTAATATGTAATCATCGCCTGATAATTGTAATACATTATTTGTAATTATTTTTTCATTTCCATTAACATCAAGTAATGATTCATTATCATATGCTTCATTATTTTTAATAATATTATTATAATTTGTTATTGATGTTTCTGATCCGGCATCTCTAAAACCTAAAATAGTTCCACAAGTATTATTTTTATTAAATAATAATCGCATAATATTAGGTCTATATATTTCAACACTTGTTCCCCCTTTCGAATTTTTTCTTAAATTTTCTAAATTAAAAGAATTTAATTTAACATAATATGTATTATTATCAATAACATCACTAATAGTTTGATTTGTATTAATAATATTTGTGGGAATACCCATATAAGAAATAGAATTTGATATTATTATCCCATCACCAACTTTTAAACCATGATTGGGATGATTTATTATTAATTTATAATTTGAAATAATTTCTGTGGGAATACTACCCGCGACATCACTTATTGTTGGAATTGTTCCAACAAATGGATATTGTAATATATTTTTTGCATAACTAGTAAATGTTACTACACTTGTATTTATATCAATATCAACATAAACTATATTATTATTAGTATAATGTGAAATAACATTAGATGTTGTATCAACATCATAATTAATTCTTCCAGTATTATAAAATTGATTTTCTATTTCTTGTTTCAAAGACTCTGGCGTGTAATTGCCATTTGTTAATATCAGTTCATATATATAATCACCATCATCAAGATTTTCCCAATATATTTTATTATTTGAATTGTTAATTATTTGTTGTGTATTTGGAAACTCTGAACTTATTATTTCAATATTTATAATATTATAAAATCGTTGCTCCAATTCAATTTCATAATTATTTGGATTTGGATAACCTAGCGTCATGGATGTTATTTTTGATATTTCAACAAAATTTCCTCCATTAACACCTGCAAGACCTGCCAGTTTTAATAATTCAATAATATATGTATTTTCATCAATAACTTCTGTTATTATTTGAAAAGGTGTAAGTTGTCGTGGATTATATGGAACACCATTATTAATATATCCAATTTGTATTCCATTTATATAATTAAATGTTAATTGTATGGTATAATTACTAAATATAGCACTTCCATTAAATATACGTGATAATTGAATATAAAATGAATTTTCATCTATGCTTTGGTCAATTGGATTTTGTAATATAATATCATGTGTTGTATTAATAATATTAACTGGTATATTATAAAAATAATTGCCCTGATTTTCTTTAAATCCACTAATAGTTACGGATAAGTCTGAAATATCAAAGGAATTTGCTATTGTTAAATCAATATTATGTTTATAATTAATTTTAACAAATTCGGATCCATTAGTAAATTCAAATAAATATGTTCCCGATGAAGATATTGTTCTTAGTTTATGTATTTGTTCTGTTATTCCGGAAATTATAATTTTATCATTAACATTTAATCCATGTAATGGATGTTTAATAGTAACATTATTTGAATTTAATGTAAATGTAAATGGATTAGATAATAAAGATGGATTACCTGTATCAAATGATGGATATATATTTCTTTTTGAACTATCAACATTAATATAATTATTTTTATATATAACGTTATCACAATTTTTATTGATATAATTTGTTATCGGATAATTTTGTGTAAATTCCATTTGTTTATTATTTTTAGAAAATGGACAATTATATTCACCAATAAATGGTTTTATATTTTTTTTATTTTCATTTATTATTTGATTTTGTGATCTAATATATTCATTTGTTTTTGTTGGAGTTTCAATAAATTTTTGCCTAGATTGCAAATAATCAATATAAGATTGTTCCATTTATTTATTTTAAAATAATATAATAAAAAAAAAATAAAATCATAACTAAAGAAAATTTAAATTAGGAATTTATTGTAATTATATGTTTATATTTATTTAGTTTTGAAGAAAAAATTGATTAAAAAAAATTGAAAATTTAATATAAAAATAAATTAACATTATAGTATTAACAAATGAGTAATGAAAAACAAACCATTGAAGAAAAATATAAACATAAAGAAAACAGGGAACATATTTTGGATGAGCCGGATATGTATATGGGTAATATTGAATCAGATATAGTCAAAATGTGGATATATGATGATAAAAAGAATATGATAGTTTTAAAAGATATAACCTATAGTGCCGGATTACTCAAAATATTTGATGAAATATTAGTTAATGCGAGAGACCATAGTATTAAATGTCCTTCATGTAAAAAAATAAAAATAGATATAGATAAAAAAACGGGCGAAATATCAGTTGAAAATGATGGTGATGGAATTGATGTTGCGATACACAAAGGAACAAAATTATATGTTCCTCAAATGATTTTTGCTCAAACATATTCTTCTGGAAATTATGATCAAAAAAATAAAATAACTGGCGGAAAAAATGGAATAGGTGCAAAAATAACAAATATTTTTTCAAAAGAATTCAAGGTGACAACATTAGATGCAAAAACACATAAAAAATTTTTTCAAAAATGCGAAAAAAATATGTCAATAATAAATACACCAAAAATTAAATCAGTTGATAAAAAAGAGAAACCATTTACAAAAATATCATTTATACCGGATTATAAACGTTTTGATTTTAATGACGGATTAACAGATGATATGTTTGGATTATTTAAAAAACGAGTGTATGATATTGCATTATCTTCATCAAATACAAAACTTTTAAATAGAGGAATGGAAATTTATTTCAATGGTGAATTAGTAAATATAAAATCATTCCCGGATTATATTAAATTATTTTTTGAAAATGAAGAAAAAATAAATGAAGTATATGAGCAAATTAATGATAGATGGAGATTAGCAGTAATTTATAATAATGACAATGGATTTAACCATATGTCATTTGTTAATAGTGTTTGGACATATAAAGGCGGAACACATATCAATTATATTGTTGATCAAATAGTTAAAAAAATAATAGAAATAATCAAACAAAAAGAAAAAGATTTAGTTGTTCAACCTTCTCAAGTAAAAGAAAATTTAACAATATTTTTAGATACAATAATTGATGATCCAAAATTTGATAGTCAAACAAAAGAAAATTTAACATCAAAAGTTGCGAATTTTGGTTCAACATGCGTTATAGGTGATACTTTTATTAAAAGGCTAGAAAAAACAGGATTAATAAAAGATATAATTGAATTAGCAAAAGTAAAATATAATGCAAAGTTGTCAAAATCAGATGGAAAAAAAAATGGTTCATTGCATGATATAATAAAATTAGAAGATGCACATTGGGCAGGTACAAAACGATCTGATAAAACACGGCTAATATTAGTTGAAGGATTATCCGCAAAGTCATTCGCTGTTTCTGGATTAAAAATATTAGGTCGCGAAAAATATGGAATATTTCCATTAAAAGGAAAGGTTTTAAATGTGAGAGAAGCATCAGTTAAACAAATATCAGAAAATCAAGAATTTATAAATATCAAAAGAATTTTAGGATTAAAACAAGGAAAAATATACAATGATGTTTCTGAATTACGATATGGTGGAATTCTTATTTTAACTGATCAAGATGTTGATGGTTCGCATATTAAAGGACTAATTATTAATATGATCCACTATTACTGGCCTTCTTTGTTAAATATTAAAGATTTTGTTCAAGAAATGGTAACACCATTATTAATTATTCAAAAAAAAACAGATAAAAAAGGAACAAATAAAATTGTTTTCTATAGTGAAGGAGAATTTAATAAATGGTTAGATGCTAATTTTAAAAATGATATTAATGAATTCAAAAAAAAATATTCACATAAATATTTTAAAGGGCTAGGCACGCATACGAATGCAATTGATGTTTTTAGTAATCCTGTCGTATTAAATTTCAAATGGGAAAAAGGAGAAAATGTTGATGAGGAAACGGATAAAGAATCAAATAAAGAATCCGATAAAGAAACTAATAAAGAATATGGTAATAAATCAATAAAAAAGGAAAATAATAAAAATAAATTAGATGTCACAAGTAAATCACATAAAGCAATAACATTAGCATTTGCTAAAAATCAAATAGAAAATAGAAAAAAATGGTTAAAAAATTATAATGCGAATGATTTTTTAATGTATGATAATTTAAAAATAAAGGAAATTACATATAGTGATTTTATTAATAAAGAATTAATACATTTTTCAAATTATGATAATATTAGATCTATTCCAAGAATTGATGGATTAAAACCATCACAAAGAAAAATATTATATACAGCAATGAAATATGTTGAAAAAAATAAAGAAATAAAAGTCGCGCAACTCGCAAGTAAAGTAGGTGAGAAGACACAATATAAGCACGGAGAAACTAGTTTAGCACAAGCGATTGTAGGTATGGCGCAAAATTTTGTCGGCGCAAATAATATATATTTACTAAAACCAGATGGACAATTTGGGACTCGAATGCATGGTGGAAAAGATGCTGCATCATCACGTTACATATTCACGCGCGTATCTGACATTGCAAAAAAGATTTACAGAGAAGATGATTTGTCAATATTAGAATATGAAGAGGAGGAAGGTGAAATAATTGAACCTAAAATGTTTTGCCCAATTATTCCCACAATTTTAATAAATGGAACGGAAGGAATCGGCACGGGATTTAGTACTAACATTGTATGTTTTAATCCAAAAGATGTAATTGATAATATTAAAAATTTAATAAAAAGTAAAGATGTCAAACCAATGATTCCATGGTTTAGAAATTTTACTGGAAAAATTAAATCTGTTAAAAAAAATAAATTTAATCGATTTGTATCAATTGGAAAATATGAAATAATAAATGAATCAACGATTAAGGTAATTGAATTGCCTATAGGGGTTTGGACTGATAATTATAAAGAAATATTATTTTCAATGATATATGATTCAAAAGTAGATAATAAAAAAAAAAAAAAAAAAAAAGATGAAAAAACAAAAAATAATAATAATAAAATATTAACAAAAGTTATCAATAATTGTTTCGATGAAAAAGTAGATTTTACAATTTCATTTAAAGGAAATGTATTACAACAAATATTAAAAAAAGGAAATAATGAATTATTAAAAAAATTAAAATTAATTAAATCAATGTCATTAGATAATATGCATTTATATAATGCCGATATACGTTTAACAAAATATAATGATGTTAGCGATATATTAAAAGATTTTTATGATTTCAGATACAAAATGTATATTAAACGTAAAGAATATATTTTAAAATTTTTGAAAAATGGAATGTTATTATCGTATTATAAAATGAGATTTATACATTATAAATTGAAGGATAAAATTAAAATGGAAAATAAAAAAGAAGAATATGTTATTGAAAAATTAAAAGAATTAGACTTTCCAAAATTATCAACAAATGTATTTGCATCAGAAGATGAAAAAAGTTATAAATATATAACATCATTATCTATATTTTCATTAACAAAAGAAAAAAAAGAACAATTAGAAAATGAATATAACGAAAATAAAAAAAAATATGATTCATATAAAAAAATGACTATTGAAGAATTATGGATCAAAGAATTAAATGAATTAGAAGAAGAATATGATAAATGGTTATTAAAATTAAAAAAAGAAAGCGAGTCAAATGAAAAAATAATTAAAAATAAAAGACAAAAAAATAAAAAATAATTTTATTTTATTATTTAAAAAAAATTGAAATCATATTAATATAATATACTATATTATATTAATAATGAATAATAAGTTTAAAGAAATAATAAAACAATGCGTATCATTTGACGATTTTAACGAACAACTAAAAAATTTATCAAATAAAGAAAAAGGAGATCATTTTGAATATTTTTGCAAATTATTTTTTCTTTTCGATAACAAATGGGATAATTTGATTAAAAATTCTTGGCTATTAAATAATACTCCTCTAGAAATTAAAGAAAAATTAAATATTCCAAATATAGATATTGGTATTGATATTGTTTTAGAAACTTTTGATAAGAAATTTTATGCTGTTCAATGCAAATATAGAAGTAACATTAATAACGAAATATCTTGGAAAGAATTAAGCACATTCTTTGGTTTAACTTTTGGGATTTCCGGGAAATTTAAAAAAGGTATATTTATTTCTAATACTATTAATCCAAATAAAAAAGTTGATGGATGTAAAAATGTTATAAATGTTTTATATCACACATTAAAAGAAACTTCAATAAATACCTTTATTTTGATAAAAAATTTTTTAATGAAAGAAAAATATAAAAAAATAATTTTCGAACCAAGAAATTACCAAAATGAGATAATAAATAAAGCAATAAATTATTTTAAAAATAATGATAAGGGAAGATTATATATGCCTTGTGGGACTGGTAAAACATTAGTCTGTCATTGGATTTATAAAAAATTAAATTTAAATAACGTTTGTATTGCAGTACCTTCTTTATATTTGTTATCCCAAGTTTATAATACATGGAGTGAAATGATAAATAATCGTAAATATTTATTAATTGGTTCTGATGCAGAAATTAAAGAACAACCTGATATTGGTTTAATTTTAACTACAGATAAAGAAGAAATACAAAAATTTTTAATTAAAAATAATAAATATATTATTATTACAACCTACCAATCTTCTGATATATTATGTAGTGTCTTAACTGAAAATAAAATGAAATTAGATATGTGTATATATGACGAGGCGCATAAAACAGTGGGAAATAGTAATCGCACATTTTCGAGTTTATTAAATAATGAACTAAAAATAAAAAAAAGATTATTTACTACAGCAACAGAGAAAATTTACAAAGGAATAAATAATTTAAGCGATGACGATGACGATGAATTTAATATTTTGTCAATGGATGATAAAAATATATATGGAGATATAATATACACGTATTCTTTAAAAAAAGCGATAGAGGACATGCATTTGTGCGATTACAGAATTGTATGCCCCTTAATAAATAAACAATGTTTTAAATCAATGTTAAAAGAAAATAAATATGTTATTGATAAAAATTTATGTAAAGACGAAATCGAAATGAGATATTATATGAGTGCTTATTTAGTATGCCGTTGTATAAAAAATTATGGATTAAAACATATATTGACTTTTAATAATACTAATGCAAATGCAAATAAATTTTATAAATTATTACAAAATTTTATTAAATTGATGAAAATAAAATGTAATTGTTATTATTTAACAGGTGAATCAAATATGAAAAAAAGGAAAAAAGTAGTTAATGATTTTATAAATAGTGAAACAAGTATTATATCAAGCGCAAGAATTTTTACTGAAGGAGTAGATATTAAAGAAGTGGATTGTGTATGTTTTGTTGATAATAAAATTTCGGTAATAGATATAATACAAAGTATAGGACGATGTTTAAGAAAAAGTGATGATAAAAAATTAGGAAATATTTTATTACCAAGCGTAATTGAATTTAATAAAGAAAATGAAAATATATTTGATAATAATGATTTTATAACAATAAAAGCGGTATTAAAATCAATAGGAACCACAGATGATAGAATAACAGATGAATTTATTATTAGTGATGGTAAAAGAATAAATGGAACTAATAAAAAATTTAATATTGACGTAAAAGATATAGAAAAATATAGTGATATAGAAATAGATTTTAATAAATTTGAAAATAATTTTGAGACAATAATATGTGATAGATGGGGAAAAGTTATATGGGAGAAAAGATTAAAAGAAGTTAAAAATTATATTGTTAAATATAATGAACGTCCTTCAACACATGATAAAAAACAAGAAATAAAAAAATTAGGTTATTGGATTTCTAATCAACAAAATAAATATAAAAAGAAAAATGATATTATGAAAAATAAAGAAATAAGAAATAAATGGAAAAAATTTGTAGAAGAATATAGAGTATATTTTATGACAAATGAAGAAGCATGGAATAATATTTTAAAAGAAGTTAAAAAATATATTGATAAATATAATGAACGCCCATCAAGAAATGATAAAAATCAGGAAATAAAAAAATTAGGTTATTGGATAAATACTCAACAAAATAATTATAAAAAGAAAAATGATATTATGAAAAATAAAGAAATAAGAAAGAAATGGGAAAAATTTATTGAAGATTATGAAAAATATTTTCTATCAAATGAAGAAGCATGGAATAATATTTTAAAAGAGATTAAAAATTATATTAATAAATATAATAAACGCCCTTCACAATATGATAAAGAACAAAATATAAAAAAATTAAGTAAATGGATAAGTACACAACAAAAGAATTATAAAAAGAAAAGTTGTATAATGAGTAATAAAGAAATAAGAAAGAAATGGAAAAAATTTATTATAGAATATGGGAAATATTTTCTATCAAATAAAGAAGCATGGAATAATATTTTAAAAGAAGTTAAAAAATATATTGATAAACATAATAAACGCCCCTCATGTATGAGTAAAAAACAAGAAATAAAAAAATTAGGTTCTTGGATAATTACTCAACAAAATAATTATAAAAAGAAAAGTTTTATGATGAGTAATAAAGAAATAAGAAAGAAATGGGAAAAATTTATTGAAGATTATGAAAAATATTTTATATCAAATGAAGAAACATGGAATAATATTTTAAATGAAGTTAAAAAATATATTGATAAACATAATAAACGTCCACCGGAAAGTAGTAAAAAACAGGAAATAAAAAAATTAGGTAAATGGCTTAGTCATCAACAAGAAAATTATAAAAAAAAACGTTTTATAATGATTAATAAAGAAATAAGAAAGAAATGGAAAAAATTTATTAAAGAATATGAAAAATATTTTCTATCAAATGAAGAAACATGGAAAAATATTTTAAAAGAAGTTAAAAAATATATTGATAAAAATAATAAACGTCCATCAACTATTGATAAAAATCAAAAAATAAAAAAAATAGGTCAATGGCTAAGTCATCAACAAAATAATTATAAAAAGAAAAATGGGATTATGAGTAATAAAAAAATAAGAAAGAAATGGGAAAAATTTATAAACAATCCAAACTATGAAAAATATTTTAATTAAATATATACTTTTTTTTTATAAAAATATTTATTATTATTTAAAAAATATCGGAAAGAAAATAATTATAAAAGAAAAATAAAATAAAAGGTATTTGTGGAAGAATGCGAAGAATATTTTATATTAAATGAAAAACTATAAAAAAAAATATTTATTATAATAATGATAAAATCAAAATTATGTTAATATAAATTTTATTGATTATTCAAAAAATTCATCTATATTATAATATATTAATAATGGAAAATTTTATAATTAAACGCCATTATGGAAAAATAACAACAAATAATATAAATATATTGATTGATACTATTTATAATAATTTTCCTGATTTGAAAAATAATAAAAATGTGAAACATAATAAAGGTTATATAAATTCATTATTAAATTCGGAAAATACGTATTCAATATTTATTTATAATACTGACAAAAATATAATTGGATATATGATTGGCGAATTTATAGATATTGAAAATAGAAAAGTATTTTTTATTTCATATTTATGTGTCGCAAAACGATATAGAAAAAATAAAATCGGCTCCTTAATATTAAATGATTTATTGAAAACAGCAAATTTATGGAATGACGTGAGGACATTAATGTTATCATGTAATAAAAAAAAAAGATTTTTATATGATTTTTATTTAAAACGAGGATTTTTGGATGATCCACAATTTAGAAATTATACAGATAATGAAATATTAAGTAGAATAATTTAATTTATGTAAGAATTCTAGCAGTTATTTGTTTATTTTCATTTTCTTCTTTTTTTTTAAGGCATCTACATGATATTAATATTAGTGCAATAATAATAACCACAATTATAACAATAATTAATATTATATTTTGTTTCATTAATTCTAATATATTATTCATTTATATATATTAATGAGAAATTAAAATTTTTAAATCATTGAAAATTTTATTATAAGGAGTTTCCAAAATAACAGAAATATTATGTTTTACGGCAAAATTTTTAATATATAATAAATTTTTTAAATTTATTTTACCATCTTTTAAATTATCATGTCTATCAATTTTTGTTCCATAATCATTTTTACTATTATTCAAATGGATTAATCCTAAATATTTAAGACCAATATAATCGCCAAAATCTTTAAAATATTTTTTAGTTATTTCTAAATCATTAAAATTTATACCGGAAGCAAATACATGACATGTGTCAATACAAATTTTAAATTTTTTTTCAACGTCTTTTGATGTACGAATAAGTTTATTAAAAAAATATGACATTTCACCCAAATTAAAACCTAATTCACTTCCTTGTCCAGATGGTGTTTCTAAAAAAATTAATGGTTTTAAATTTTTTGTTTTTTTAAAAACATATAATAATGAGTTTAACATATTATTATAAGCAATATTTTTATCTAATTTTAATTTTTTTCCCATATGAATAACTAAACCTATGGCATTTAATTTATTTGCTTTTTCCATTTCTAAAATTAATTTTCTTATATGAATTGATTTTTTATTCCAATTATAAGCAATATTTATTTCATATGAACTATGTATAACAATTTCTATATTAACTTTAGAGAGTTCATGTTTAATAATTGGAATCATTGATTCTTGGGGAGACATAATTTGAATTATTTTTGCTCCCATTTTATAAGCCTTTTCAATGTCTATAAAATTATTTATATGTAATCCGATCATTATTTAAAAAATTGAATTATTAATATAATATAATATAATATTTAATACAAATGATTATGAACAAATATAGACCCAAAAAAATAGATGATTTGAGTTTCAATAAAGATATTATACATTTATTAAAAAAAATGGCGCAAGATAATTCTATTCCACATATTATATTTCATGGTCCAAATGGTTCAGGAAAAAGAACAATTATAAATTTTTTTTTAGAAATGTTATACGATAAATCAATATATGACATTAAAAAAATTGCTTACAAAATTCCTACTAATTCAAAAATAAATAATATTTTAATAAATCAAAGTGATCATCATATAATAATAGAACCAACAAATACAAACAATGATAGATTTTTAATTCAAAATATAATTAAAACATATGCCAGTAAAATTCCTTTAAAAATATTTAAAACAAATAGACCATTTAAAGTTGTTGTAATTAATAATATTAATAATTTATTATATTATGCTCAAACTTCATTACGACGAACAATGGAAAAATATTCAAACAATTGTAGATTTCTAATGTGGTGCGAATCAATAACTCCTGTTATACAGCCTTTAATAAGTAGATGTATGTGTATAAATATTTCAGTTCCTCCATTTAAAAATTTATTTGGATTTATAATGGATATATGCGCGAACGAAAAAATAGATATTAATGTGGATAAAATTTTTGATATTATAAATAAATCTAATGGAAATATTAGAGAAATCTTTGGATCTCTTGATTGGTATTATTACAAAAGAGAACCATTATATACATATAAAAATGCTATAGAACAAGTTGGAAAACTCATATTAAAAAAAAATATAAATGAAATTAAAAATATTAGAAAATTTTTATATAATATGACTATTACTACTATAAATAGTAGTGTTATATTAAATGATTTAATATATTATGTGGTTAAAAATATATCTGATAATGAAAAAAAAATTAAAATTTTAAATTATTCAGCAAAATGTGATATAAATATGATTAAAGCAAGAAGAGATGTAATTCATTTTGATGATTTTGTTATTAATGTAATGAATATTATATAAATTATGAATCATCAAGCGTAGATTTAAAATAATTTAAATTATCCTCCATTTCTTTATATTTTTTTGTTACTATTTTTCTAATATCATTATTTGTGGTTAATCCTTTTGATTTTAATGGATAATTATCATAAATATCTTTTAAACCATTCGGTTCATTCTCAATATTTTTTTGATGAGTTAAATAACCTAACACAAATATTTTTTCAAGTATCAAATCAACTTTAATTTTTTTTTCTCCTGTTAAATTATTTTTACATATATTTCTATTTTTATTTTTAATAATTGATAATTTAACCATCATTTCATCACAAACATTTATTTTTTTAATTATTAATGTACAATTATATTGTATTTCGGTATCAGTTTCATTTTTTTCAACATCATATATTTTGACAAGAATAACTTTTGATTTTTTAGATGCTTCTTTATAAATAGAATCTGGTAATCCTAATTTATGTTGTGATTTTGTCCATCCAGAAGATACTGATGGATCTGGAATTTGCTCATCCCATCCTGAGTTTTGTGTTCTATAATTTGGAACGGTGAACATTATTGTTTGATTTAATAATTCAATAAATTTATTAATAATATTTTTAATTTTTTTAGAATTTACGTTTTTTGTTGTTTCGACAGGTAGATTAGTTTGATTGAACATATTCTTTTGAGTTACCATATTATCAAATGCCGTATTAACATCACGATAATCATTATGAAATTGCATTTCTAAAAAATAATTATTTATTTTTGTTTGGCAAAAATTATCTTCAACATTTGTTTTATTATATTTTTTTTCTTTTTGTTTTTTTCTAATTTGTTTAATTGTTACCATACTTGATAATGCTATAATAACAATAATAAATAAAATTATAATTAACTTTTTCATTATATATAAATATATATTAAATTTTTATTATTTTAAAAAATTAATAATCTGCGGAATCATATGTATATTCATCTTCAATATCTTCGTCTTCGCTAATATAACTTTCCTCTTCATTAAAGTGATCATAATATTTTTGCTTATAAAACTTTGTTTCATTGTTATTTTTCTTTTCCTGTTTACAAATATTACATTGTATTAAAGTTGATACATCATTAACAGATTGCGCAAATTTATTATAATTTTGTTTGATATTATTATATAATGCTACAAAGCGACTAATATTTAATAAATTTTCTTCATTTATTCCTATATCATCACATAATAAAGATTGTTTGCATTTATTTATTATATTGTAATAATATTCAATATTATTATTATTATATTTGCAACAATTTCCCAACAATATAAAATTATTAATTGTTTTTTCAATACCATCAAAATCTATATTTTTCTTGAGTGTATTAAATTTATTCATTTTATAATTAATACAATTATTATTATGTAAATGAATATTTTTTTTAATACATATAAAATTACACCATTTACATTTAATTGGTGCCATAATACAATTTTTCATATGATTTTCTATAAATTTAGTACTATTGCCACAATAATGACATTTATTAAATATTTTATCACATATATGTCGATGAATTCCAAGCCAATCTTTTTCAAAACCTTTCCATTTGGTACATTTTGGACATGTTATCTCTTTTGTTTCATTTAAATAAAAGTCATATATTTCTATTTCTTTATATTTATAATCTACATTATTATTTTTTAAAACAATAGTTAAATCATTATTAAAATTTTTTCTACAGGTCGGACATTTATCGAATGTTTTTTTATTGTATTTATTTCTTGAATCTAATACAAAGGCATCATTTATACATTGTAAACAATATTTTATATTACATTTACAATTTTTATTGCAATATTTTTTTTTGATAGATACAGGGCATATTATTTCGTTTTGACATAATATGCATATATTGTTTTTTTCATCGTCTTCCATTTTAATTTTATTATTTAAATATTATTTATTTAAAATTTCAATTTTTTTTATTTTTTTAAACTAATATAAATTGTTGGTTAATAATAAACTAAAAAAAATTAAAATATAATATTAATTTTTGATTTTAATAAAAATAATAAATTTAATAACTGAATTCATAATTTCTTTTAAATTCTAATTCTTTATTTAATTTAATTTTTTCTTTTGGAACATTGTATGTTGGTTCAAAATTAGAATATAATTCGTCGTATTGTCTTTGAAAATCCATTGGTTTTTCCATATCAATAGCCTCATTTTCTTCAACTGCATCCATTTCTTCTTCGATTTCTTCTTCTGTTTTTTCAAAACCTAAATCGTGATTATTTTCTATTATAATTTTTTCCAATTCGAATTTTGATTCATCAGTTTTAATATAAATCATAAATTTTTTAATATCTAATGTCTCGAATTGTATTTCCATATATTCATTATGTTTATTATTAATGTAATCTTTTAATATATTTATTATATTTGTTTTAATTGTTCCAGAATTAAAATTGATGAGATTTATAAATTGTTCTATTATATAATTTAATAAATTGTTATTATAAATATCATCTATATCTATTATATCAATTATTGATGGATTTATTTCTTTATTTTTAATTATAATAAACACATTACTTATTATTTTTTCCCATTTATCAAAAAAATCATCAGGTATTGTAATATCAAACAATATATTTCTATAATTATTAATCAATTTATCATTGTTCGATAATTCATACATATCATCAGATATTTCAAAATGATATTTTATTTTACCTAAAATATATTTAATATCATATACAAAATTTCTTAAATTTTTAATTCTATTATAAATAATATTTTTGATTTCACCGACATCATTAATTTGTATATACTTTGAGGAATATCCAAGATATTTAATTTTATCATATAATGAAAATATTAAAACTAATTTATTATCAATATCTTCGTTAATTACAAAATTTTTATTTTCTTCCTGATATCCTAACATCATTAAAGATAAAATATCATAATAAACATTTATTTTTGCTGTTATTTTTGAAACATAATATAATGATTCTGTTTCTATTATTTTATTATTTTTTTCAAATTTTATTTTTTTAATTTTAAATTCATCTTTTGATAATACAATTGGTTCTTTAAATTTTGTTCCCTTATAATCATATATTAATATATAACGGGTATCATAATATTCAGCTGATAATCCGGCATCTTCTTCTATTTGCGTTATAAAGGAATTTATAAAATCGTATTTATTTTTTTGTTCTTCTTCTTTTGGAAAAATAATCTCTTTATTTTTAATTATATCAAATTTATTACTTTTATATTCAATTAAAGCATCATTAAATATGTTTAATTTTGATTTATCGATGACATCAGTATTTTCGCATATATTTTCCTTCAAATTAAATTTATCAATAATACCTAACGAACAATATCTTTTTAGATTTGTATATAATTTATTATATCTTAAATTTTGTTTAATTTTTTCGTCATTTTTATGATTTATTTCATTATATGATATTCCACATATATCACATAACAAATCACCATTTGTAGAAACCCAGTGATGAAATTGTCCCGTAATACAATTTGTTATATTTGATATTTGATATGGAAATTTTAATTCTTCTAAAATATTTATGTTAAGACGTGGCATTTTATTTTTTTGATATATATTATAATCCAATTTCATATCATTATAAATGCCCGTTATGTTTATCATTATATTTTTTATATTGTCATATGTTATTTTAACTTTTTTTATATGTGTTTCTTTTGTTTCGCGTTCAATTAATTTTTTATTGACATAAAAAGATATAATATTATTATAAAATTTAGTACTTAAAATTTCATAAATATGATATTTTGTTTTTCCACTATCTTGTGTTATTTCTAAAATACTATTTAATACATCAATAATTGTTTGAATAATAGATTTTTGTATATTAATATCAAAAATTTTTTTCTTTTGCTGTAATGGTTTTTCTTTAGAAGTAATTTCAGTGTACCATAATCCGTAACGTGTAATCATACATGATATCATATAAATTATATAACATAGGACAGGATATTTATTAATTTCGGCAATTTCATTATCTCTATTTATTATAATTTTTGCATGATCAAATAATTTAATATTTAATTTTTCAAAATATTGATAATTGCACACTCCTTTTGGATTTCCTTTAATATTATTTATATTTGATTCGGTAATTTCAGATAATATCGTTATCGCGCAATATGCAATAATATTATTAAATTTAATTGGTTTATAAAAATCTTTTTCTTTACTTGAATAAACAAATAAATTATTTTCTAATTTAAAAACAAAAAAATTAGAATAATTCCTATCTATATTATATTTTCTTGTTATTAATTCGTTTCTTTCTTTAAATATTGTTTCAAATATTTTATTATTTGCAAGTACAATATCTATTGTATTTTTTGTTACTAATTTTCTGTTATTTCTTACACTTGGAACAGAACCTGATAAAAATTGTAAGCCTATTAATGATGCTATTTTTTCTATTATTTTATCGATATTTTTAATTGCATTATTATATTTTGAATATTCTGTAACATCTTCTAATGCGATATTCAATGGCATTCCATATGTAACAAATTTTTGGTTTTTATTATCAAATGTTCCATCAATAATATATTTTTTAATATTTAATAATGAACCACAACTTTTACAAATATAATTTTGTTCATTATTTTCAATAACATATTGTTGTAGAAAATCACGCATTGCATTATCGTATTGTGTAATACTTTTTTTTTTTGATGCTATTACTTCTTCCCATTGAATATTATGTTGACAAATTGCATTGATTTCTTCATCTAATTCTACATATTTTTTTGTGACTAATTCTTGTTTAATAATTTTAATTAACGGAATTAATTCTTTTCCTGATTCAGTAAAATATGGTAATTTTATTATATCTCCATCAATGCCATAAAAAATATCTTCTTTTTTGTCATATGATGGTATTATTTGTTTTAATTTATTAAATAATTCAATATTTATTTTTTTGTATCTGTCATCATTTTTTGGCAATTTAATAATTAGATTTTTTATTATATGTTTTATATATATTAAATCTGCAAATGATATTTTAGTTAATGAAATTATTTTTTCTACAATAAAATTAAATAAAAAATCTATGACTTTATCATATAATTTAGCAATCATTAGTTTTAGATTATTATAATCATCATTTTCTTCAATTCTGTCATAATATTCAAATGACGTAATATCTTTATCTTTATTAAAAATCCAATAAAATGGATATTGATAATTAATTCCGAAATTATTTTCAATTAATAAATTTAGAAATCCGTTAAAGCCATTATCAAATTTTTCTTGAATATCTATTGCATCATTTAATAAAATATTTTTATTCCCAAAAAATAAACCTACAATATCTATTTTTTCGTTACACATACGGGTTTGTAATTTATCAGATGATTGTTGTTTAAAAAAACCTTCCTTTTCAAAAGAAACGCTACGTATAACTTCAATATTTTTATTACATATATAAGGAAAACCATAGTCTTTAATAATTTTAAAATTAATGAAGGGATATTTACGATAATTTAATAAAGACATAAATTCATCTAATGTTGATGTTGCGAATTTGCCCGAACGTTCTGTTTTTGTCAATATATCTAAATCGTCATATTCATTTATTAATATTGCTCTTTTCGAAGACAAATTTTGATTAAATAAATTTATTCGTTCATCGAAATTATTTTCATTTAAATCTGTTGCTTTTTCAATTTTATTAACAATATATCTTAATTTTGTTAATCCTGTTTTTTTTTTTGATGAAGAATAAATTGATTCATATTTTTCTGATCTTTTGTGATATAGTAAAAAATCATATGGTAATGGAACAATCAATTTTGAATTAAATAATTCTGATATTTTTTTATTTATTGACAAAATTTTTTTTGGTTTAGTAAATGTATTAATAATTTTAATAATATCATATGCAATTTGTTTTTCGCCCGTCGTTTCCGGAATAATATTTTCTATTGAATATAAATCTAATGTTGTTCCGATGGGAACTGATATTTCTATAAATATATATTCTCCTTGCATTTGATCATTTTCTTCTAAAATTGAAAAAACTTGTTTTCTATCAAAAATTTCATATAAATTGTATATAATAATATATTTTATTAAATTATGCGCCTGTTCATTTTTATTATCTATCAATAAATATTTTTGAATATTTCCTGATCCAATTTTTTCATTTAAAAAATCAATAGGGGATTTAAAACTTTCATTAGATGATAAATTTTTCCTCACTTCAGCACTTGCATTTAACAATGTAATTATTTTTTTAATCATTGTATAAAATTTAATAGATATTGAATTTGATTCTGTATTGAAAAAATTTATTATTTTTTCTCCATATTGTGTTTGATTTTTTGAAAATTCAACTATATTGCTCATATATATATCGTCTTTTTCTTCATAAAAAAATCCAATATACATAAATATGTAATAAAATAAATATTTTTTAACAATATTATATACAACATTAACATTATCTTCACCTATAATGAGTGTCCTTATATCATTTTTTATTCCAGTAACATATACATTTATTAAATTATTAATATCTTTCTGATATTTTACAAAATTTTGTTCATTTAAAATATCATTTATTATTTTTTGTTCCGTTAAATAATTATAAAAATCATTTATAATTTTATCTATTAAATCATCAATTTTATTAATATAATTTGACATTCCTAATAATTTATATTTATATATTTAATATTGGTAAAAATTATTTTTTTATTTAATTATTATATTTCAAAAATAGGCATTAGTTTATTTTTAAAAATAAATTATTAATTTTCGCCCGGAAAAATCAATACACAAGTACATTGATTTTATCCGGAAGTTCCATTAAATATAAATTTAATTTTGAATAAATTAATTTTTTTATATAGAATTAATAAATTAATTATTAATAAGAACAATTTTTTTATAATAAAAAATCTTTTTAAATAGATGAAAATAATTTGAAATGTAAAAATGTTTAACAATTTTTTATTAATAATATATAAAAATAAAATAAATTTTATATTAGTAAATGAATAATAATATTAATGGAAATCCTATTATGTATCCAATAGAAAATAATATAGGTTTCTTTGATGTACTTCCAAATAACATTAATAGTTACACACCAATAGAAAATAATTTTGTTGTTGATATACATTCAAATAACATTAATAGTTACACACCAATAGAAAATAATTTTGATTTGTTTGATGTACTTTCAAACATTAATTGTTACACACCAATAGAAAATTATTTTGTTATTGATCATCTTTCTAATGAATTAAATTGGGATATGGTAGAACTTCCAAATAATATTAATAATAGTTACACATCTTTAACAAATGAGAGATATGATGACATAACTAAATTAATCAGACAACAACTTATAACAAACAAAAAGGATTACGTAAAAAAAATATTTGGAAATATTAATAATATAACAAACGATGATATTAATAATTCTAAAAAATATAAATTTGATATTAAATTTAACGAAAAAATATTAATAGATTGCAAAGGATTGATTTTTAATCCTTATTTGATATTATATATAAATAATTGTGAAATCAATGATTTTATTAAAAATAAAATTAAAAAATTAAAAGTACAATTATGTAATAATTCCACTACATTAATGGAATTTGATATATTTAGCAATTTATATTTATGTAAATCATTTAAATTAAATTTGAAAATTAAAAAAAATAAAATAAAAATTCCTTTAATTTTTTTGAGAACATTCAAATTTCCATTATTTCTTTTAGAATATGATCATTTATTTATTTGTGTATCGTATAAATGTAAATCAAATTGTATCAAAGGATTAAAAATAAAAATATTAAATCAAAATTATAATGAAACAATAGATAAAAGAGGGATTGGTATGGCATTTCCCTTTTTTTTGTGTAAAAAACAAATGTTGAAAAAATATGAAGAAAATACATTTACATCGCATTATTGTGTATCTACTTTATTTATGTTGTTACATATAACAAGAAAACAAAACAATAAAAAATTTCCAAAAATTAAAAATATAAGTTTATTATCAAATAATAAAAAAAAAAATATTAATGTTGAAAAAATAGGAAATTTAGAAAATAAATTTAATATTAAAATTTATTTAATTCCAATACATAAAAAATTTAATAATGAAAAAAAAATTAAAAAACAAATAAATAAAAAAAAAATTTCTAATATTCGTATTTGTAATTTTAAAAAAGAAGAATTTTCATTTATGGATAATATTATATATATTGAATTTGATGATATTAATACATATAATTTTAATTTCAATTTATATAATTTACATAATAATGAATATTTAATACTTAATGGAATGGGCAATATAAGATATATTGTATAACTTGGAAAATTGAAAAAAATACTAAATATTTAATATTAATGGATCAATATATAAGTTTTATTAAGGGGAAATTTAAATTAAAAATAATTTAATTATCTAAAAAATTTTAATACATTATTATCTTTTATATATGCCACAATATAATTTCCGTTTAAATTCCATTCTAATCGTTCATCAAATTCGTCTATCGATTTTCCTACTAGATAAGATTCTTCATGAATAGATCGTGCAAAAAATCCCATTTCTTTATTTGTTTTGTATATGGAGCCAAAACAATTAATTAGTGATTCTTTTGTTTTAAATTTTAATATTTCTTGAAAATCAGTATAAGCATTTATATTTTTTGGTCTAATTTTATCTTTTGAATTAATTTGCCCCATCTTATATAATTTGTATAAGATAAATTTTGATTGATTTTAATTAAATTTTACAATTTAATTAAAAATCAATAAAAAATTGAAATTATAATTTTTTGAACTCTATGTTGTATTATAAATAAAGATGTTAATATATTATTCGACTATATCCATTTTTATTATTATTTTTTTGTTTAGTTTTGTATGTATAAGATTTAATAATATTGCATACAATATTGAAAATAGTATTAATATATTATTTTTATTTAAATCTATTATCATGTTAATATTTGTAAAAAAAAATAAATACAAATATATAAATGATAGAAATATTATATTTTTGAACATTTTAAATATACTAATAATGGTTATAGATGTGATATTTTTAAAAATTTATAATAACACAATTATAGAATCAATTACTTACGGACAAATTTACAATATTGTAATGGAAAAAAATAATATTGCATTTGTAAAATTGGTAATTTTGTTATTTATAATAAACTTAATAAATATATTTAGATTAATTTATTGTTTAGAACCATTATTTTATTTTTATAAAATCTATAGAATAAGGTATATAAATCGTCGACGAAGAAAAAATAGATTTTTATTTGGATTATAAAATTTATATTTTATAAAAAAAAATTGAAATTTAAAATACTTAAGGTTTACTTATAATAATATAATCTCCTCCATCAATAATAATGGATTATTCCAATTTATTTACTATACTTCCTCCAAAAATTACTAATAAATATTTTTATCCCGAAAATATTGAAACATTTTATAATTTGAAATGTGTATGTGTCCAATGGAATAGATTTTTCTCTTTTGATAAAATATCTTGATTGTTCGAAAACAAATATTACTAAAATTCCGAAAACATTAAAAAATTTAAAATATCTTGATTGTTCGAAAACAAATATTACTAAAATTCCGAAAACATTAAAAAATTTAAAATATCTTGATTGTTCGAAAACAAATATTACTAAAATTCCGAAAACATTAAAAAAATTAGAAATATTAAATTGTTTTAATTGTGAAAAATTTAAGAAAAATTCCTAATTTTAAAACATTAAAAATATTAAATTGTGGAAATACAAATATTAATAATCTTCCGGAAGGATTAGATTTTTTAGAAAATTTATATTGTGTAGGGTGTCATAATTTAACAAAAATTCCTAATCTTAAATTATTAAAATACTTAAATTGCCCATTTACACATAATTAGTAAAATCAACAAAAAAATTTGAAATTTATTTTATTTTATTTTTTACATCTATGTCTTCTTTTTTTATGTTTTTTTTCTGTCATGAGAAGATTTTTAATTTCTTCCAATTTTTCTTGACTAACTCCGGTATTTTGTAATATTTGACTACATTCTTCTAAACATTCTTCAGGATTTTGTAATCTATTTTCATTTTGTTTATGTAACATGTTTGTTAGCATATTTAATGGATTTCCTTCCACATCTTCAAATAATTTATTACCATTTTCATCTTTACAATTTTCCGCTAAATTTTTCGCAGAATCTATCAAATTTGAAACCGTTTCTTTATTTGTTACTTTGGGTTTTATTTGTGTTGCAACATTTTCGGCTACTTTTAAAATATTTTCAAGAGGATTTCCATCTTTTTTTCCTTTTTTAAATTCGTTAGTAATTCCATTTAATACATCATTAATTATTGATGATGAAGAGTCATTTTTTGTTCCTAATAATTGTTTAACATGTTCTGTCGCTTTTTCTATTTCTTCTAAATTAATATTTTGTAATTCATTTTGTATTCCAGTAGAATCTAATAATTTATTTATACCTAACATATTCATCATGTTCATTATTCCGGAACTTCCATTATTTGTTGATATTTCTGATATATTTATATTATTATTTAAATCTGATACGCTCAATGGTTTTTTATCAGTTGATATGCCAATATATGGATTAAATGTTTCCTTATCTTGTGTTTTTTTATTAGATATTATTTTATGTATTGTCTCGGCAGTAAGTTTGAATAATTTCAAATAAATCCATATTTTTTTTTTATGATTACTACTAATTATTTTCCAATATTTTGATAAATTAATTCCAGGCAAAAACATAAAGTTATTTTTAAATAATGATTCATTTTCCTCTTCAATTTGCTCTCCCACATTAAGGAACAATCCTGATAACGTATTTATTATTTTAGTTATTTTAAGTTTTTCAAAATTTAATAATAATTTATTTATACTATTATTTTCTTTAATATTATTTAATTCTTCAATAAATGATTTGAATGTTGTTTTAAATTCAATGCAATGTTTTTCTAAATTATCCATTATAATTTAAATAGATAAAAAAATCTATATAGAACCGCATAGTTTAATTATTTTTCTTCTAATAAAATTTTAGTATATTTTTCAGTGTATATGGTTAATATTTGCATATATTTAATTATAGTATTTCTATTTTTTTTATTTAATTCATTCCATATATTTTTAAATGCAAATACATAAGCATGGCAATTATTTAAATTACTATAATCATTTTCCATAAAAAATCTTTCATCACCTTTCATAATTTCATGTTTATATTCAAGAACATATAATACAAAAGTATCTATTATTGCTTTATTGTTTTCCTTTATAAGATTTAATACTATTTTTTTATTATTTGCAATCAAAGAATTGGGTAATACTTTTGCAATTTGTATTAATAATGCCGAAAATGTTTCATTAAAATCATTTATAATAGTATCCATATTTTAATTTAATATTTATTTATTTATATATTATTTAATAAAATAAATCGCAAATTATTTTTTTTTACTAACTAAATCATTATATTGTTCTTGAATTATTCTTTCTATTTCATTATCTTGTTTTCTTCGAATCCCTTCCAAATTTCTTTCTCTAGAATGTGCTAATTGTTCAGTCATTTTTTCGTTGTCAACTATTGCTGTAAATATTTTATTTTCATTTTCACTACCATAATTAAAAAAAGATTTAGGTTGAGATATATTTTCATTAATATTATATGCAAATTTATCTGAAAATCCTGAAAATTCTTCTGTTATAAAAGGCATTGGATTGTTTGGAATTATTTCTGCTTGTTTTTTAATATTTTCCATTATTTTCGCTCTTTGTTGCAATATCGGTTGTTGTCTCATCTGAAATATACCACGTATCCAATCAAAAGATTCTTTTGTATTAAATATTCTATTCTGATGTGGTATTACGATTGTAGGAATTTCTTTTATTAATTTCGGTAATTTGTCTAAATTATTGTCAACACATATTAATTTAAAATTTTGTAATAAATTAAGTTTTTCCATTTGATCTAATAATATAATGGATTGTTGATTTTTTTTACTATAATATAAAAAATTAATATTAACGGATTGCATTTAATTTAATTAATATATAAAAAATTGATTCTTTAAACGTATAATTATATACACTTATATTAAATATGGTTAAAAAGAATAAAAAACTTATCAGTGAATATGATATCAATATTAATGAACTTGAATATATAAAAAGGAAAAAATTTGTGACATCTTCACTCACATTACAAATAAAAGGGACGGATGTCGATTCATCATTAGTTAATACTTTACGCAGAGTAATAATTAATGAAATTCCATCATATGCTTTTCCAAAAAAATTAATTAAAATAGAAAAAAATAATACAAATAACATTACTAATAGTGATTATATTAAATCTGAATTTTCCAATTTACCAATATTTGATATTGATACAGATTTATATTTTTTGGATAAACAATATTATATTAATTATAATGATCCCGATAGACCAAAGCATCCCGACGAAAAATCTATTGATTTTTATATAAATGAACATAATACTAATGCCATAACAAAACACATAACGACAAATAATTGTTCAATATTTATTGATGGAGAACAAATTTATGATATGTATAAAAGTATTGAACCTATATTTTTATTAGATTTAAAAGAAAATGAAGAATTTTCATGTCATATGAAAGCAACTTTGGGTATTGGTGATGTTAATCATATATGGACTCCTGCTAATTGTTTTTTTGAATATGGAAATGATGATGAATTAAAGGAAGATAATTCAAATTATGATGACGTATTTGATGATAGTGATATCAAATTAACTATAGAATCAAATGGACAAATCGGAGAATATAATTTATTAATTAAAGCATGTGATTGGATAATAAAAAAAAATATTGATATGCGTGATTTTATATTAACTAATTTTAAAAATGAAATAGAAACAAAAGAAGCAATATTAGAATTTGAAGAAGATCATACATTTGGTGATATGATAAATAATATGTTACAAAAAAGCGAAAATGTAATATATTCAGGAATTAAAAAAATGGATCCAATGAGTAAAAGAATACAAATTAAAATACAAACACATGAAACTTTAATTATAAATGAATTAATTAAAGTTTTTGATAAATTAAAAGAAATATATTTATTATTTAAAGAACAATTTGTTAATTTAAAACATTAATTTGTATGATAATACCATATCACTAATTCCTAAATGGAATGGTCCAATCATATATCTATCCTTAATTTTATTTTTTTTTGTTAAATATATAATGTTTCCAATAATATTATATAATTTTTGTTTATCTAAATTTTTCAAATAACCAATAATATTTTGTCTCTCCTTAATTATTAAAAATAAAATTTTACTATTTATTGATTTTAAGTATGTGAATACATCCCTATATATAATTGGTTCTTTATTTTTTTTATTTATATATAATCCATGAATATCATATACTATTTTCCTAAATATTTTCGGAAGTACTTCATAAAAATCCTTATTTTTATGTTTTTTAGTCATGTGATATATTGTTAAAAGTTCATCCGTTAATGTTTTCATACATATATCAATTCTTTTTATTGTCTGTGCTATGTGTTTTGTGAAAAATGGGATACATGTTTTTAATGTATTTTTTTGGTACATTGAATAATAACTTTGTTCTAATGTATTTGAGTTATTTTTCTGTTCCGTTATGTATTTATATATATCAGTTTGTAATTTTAATACATTGAATGTGTTATCATCATTATAATATTTAATTATAAATCCTTCTAATCGAATAACATTATCTTTTTTATCTAATTCAGAAATCAATACTAAATCTCTATATACATCATTTATTGTTTCATATTCTAATTTACTTATTTTTTTTGTTAATGGTATATCATAATTTATTTCATTTAATGTGTATTTTTCTGTAGTCAAAACATGTATTAACTCTTTATATTTGTTATCATTTATTTGTAATCTCATTTTATCAAAATAAGTATCTTTATATTTAGCATTAAAATTTACTATATTTAAATTTTTATGATGTATTAATATGAAATGGTAACAATAATTTTTATTTAATGTGTTAATATTTAATTTACCATCAATAATATCATCAAATAAATCTTTATACGAATAATTAGGAATCCATTTTGATGTACTTGCGTCCAAACATCTTCTGGTAGATATATACCATCTGTCATTATGATAAAATAATAAAATCATTGTCCCTTCATAACATGGTTGAATAACCATTTTTGTTATATCATTATTTTTATTAAAAAATTCTTTTGCATCTTCATTATAAATTATTTTATTAAATTGTGTTGCAATTATTTTCATTGTTTCTTTTTCAATAATACAACTCCTCATTCCAAATTCAAATTCATTTAAACTAGATTCATTGTCATAATATATTAAACATAATTTTGCATCCTCTTTTATTTTTATATTATAAATTTTTTTACTATCTTCATTTGCAGATAATAGTTCTTGTTTAAGTTCTTCAAAACAACATGTATGACCTAATTTTCCATTGAGATTATCAATGAATTTATATAGACTATGATTTGGTGTATTTGTTTCTTCCATTTAATTAATATAATTCTCTTATTCTTTAAGTAATATAAATTTCAATTTTTATAAAATTTAAAATTTATATATATTCTTAATTGATATACAATTATATTATGATGGAAATATCACAATTCCCGAATTATTAAAAAATCTATCATTTTCAATTAATAAATTTAATAATTTATTTTATTGTTAATTTAAAAAAATTGAAATTTAAATCAAATATAAATATAACTTCAAATAAATGGATTTTATAGAACTATTTGACATTATATATTGGGAATTAAATGTTTATTATTTGCAATCAAATATTTTTTATAACTTAAGAAATATAAAAAAAGTTTGTAAAAAATGGAATTTATTTTGGACATACAATAAAATAATTAGATTGGATATAAATAATGATAAAATTATTACAAATAAAAAAATATTTAGTTTAAAAAATTTAAGTAATATTAAATATTTAAATTTCAATAAAAATAATTATGTGAAAGATTTAAATTGTTGCGAACAACTTTTATATTTATATTGTGAAAATACATATATTGATGAAATCCCAGAAACATTAGATTGTTTGGAAGAATTAAATTGTTATTCTTGTAAAAATTTAAGAAAAATTCCAAATATAAAAACATTAAAAATATTAAATTGTTATGATACATCTATTAGTAAAATCCCAGAAACATTAAATTGTTTGGAAGAATTAAATTGTTTTTGGTGTTATAATTTAAAAAAAATTCCTAAGATTAAAACATTAAAAAAATTAATTTGTGAATATACAAATATTAATAAAATCCCAGAAATATTAAATTGTTTGGAAGAATTAAATTGCAATAATTGTAAAAATTTAAGAAAAATTCCTGAAATTGAAACATTAAAGAAATTAAATTGTGAAGATGTAAAAATTAGTGAAATCCCAGAAACATTAAATTGTTTGGAAGAATTAAATTGTAATTCTTGTTATAAATTAAGAAAAATTTCTGAAATAAAAACATTGAAGAAATTAAATTGTGAAAATACAAATATTAGTGAAATCCCAGAAACATTAAATTGTTTGGAAGAATTAAATTGTGATTCTTGTAAAAATTTAATAAAAATTCCCGAAAGTAGTGTTTAATTTGGAAACATGTGGCTTTTTGGATAATTTATTTTTTTTTAATTTTATACTATAAATTTATATGATAAAATTGAATATAAATTTATTGAATCTTATAAAAGATACAATAAATAAAACAAAGAAATTAATAAATTCGTATAATCACACATATCCTAACCAAAAATATGAACTTGAAGAAATACTCAAATCTATATTTTATATTTTAAAGTCAGGAATTTCTTGGAGAAATAATCAATCAAGTATTCATTGGGAATCTTTAAGAAGACATTTTAACATTATGACACAACATAAAATTTTTTTTAGGACATACCATAAAATATTAGGTAAATATTTGAAAACAAAACAAAAATCTAAAAATAAAATTATTATTATGACAGATACAAGTTTTATCGTTAATAGGACAGGAATAAATCAAAAAAGAAATAAATATTGTAGAAATAAGAAATGCACAAAGTTATCTTCTATTACTGACGAAAATGGTATTCCATTAAATATTTTAATATTTGATGGAAATAAAAACGATATTACATGTTTTATCAAACAAATAAATTTTATAAAAAAAATAAACCCAAATAATAAATTATTATCTAATAAATTAATATTAAATAAATCCATGACTCATAAATTATTACTATTAGCTGATAAAGGTTATGATTCTAGAAAATTACGTAATCTTCTTAATATTCTTCATTTAGAACATATCATTCCATATAATAAAAGAAATACAAAAGACGAAAATAAAATTAAACATTTAAGTAGTGAAGAAAAAATAAAATATAAAAAAAGAATTAAAATAGAACATAGTTTTTCATGGATCAAAAGATATAAAAGAATACAAGAGTTTAATGAAAAAAATATTAAAATTTACGAGTCATTTTTATATTTTTCTTTGTGTTCTATGTTAAATAATAAGATAATAAATAATACAATAAAATAACACATTGACGAAATTAGTTATTTTCCTAATGCTTGTGTATTTAGGGGAATATGTTGAAATTTTTTTTTCCTATAATTTTTAAAAAAAGCGTATAGTTACCTTATATATATAATATATATTTTAAAAAATCGAACTTTATTTTTTACAATTTATAATGTTTAATTTAAAAGTTATTAACGTGGTAAATTAATCACTTCTGAAATTAAAACATTAAAAATATTAAATTGTCATGATACAAATATTAGTAAAATCCCAGAAACATTAAATTGTTTGGAAGAATTAGATTGTAATTTTTGTTATAATTTAATAAAAATTCCTGAAATAAAAACATTAAAGAAATTGTATTGTGCAAATACAAATATTAGTGAAATCCCAGAAACATTAAATTGTTTGGAAGAATTAAATTGTGATTCTTGTAAAAATTTAATAAAAATTCCTGAAATTAAAACATTAAAAATATTAGATTGTTCTTATACAAATATTAGTGAAATCCCAGAAACATTAAATTGTTTGGAAGAATTAATTTGTTGGAGCTGTCATAATTTAATAAAAATTCCTGAAATAAAAACATTAAAAATATTAAATTGCGCAAATATAAATATTAGTGAAATCCCAGAAACATTAGAATGTTTGGAAGAATTTGATTGTTATAAATGTAAAAATTTAATAAAAATTTCAGAAATTAAAACATTAAAGAAATTAGATTGTGGAAATACAAAAATTAGTGAAATTCCAGAGACATTGGATTGTTTGGAAGAATTGGATTGTTATTGGTGTAAAAATTTAATAAAAATTCCCGAAATTAAAACATTAAAAAAATTAAATTGTGAAAATACAAAAATTAATGAAATTCATGAATCATTAAATTGTTTGGAAGAATTAAGTTGTTCGCATTGTAAAAATTTAAGAAAAATTCCCAAAATTAAAACATTAAAAATATTAATTTGTCATGATACAAATATAAGTGAAATCTCGGAAACAACTTAAATATGTCTTGCAATGCAAGACATATTTAAGTTATTGAGGCTATTTTATGTTGTTGCAAAGCAACAACATAAAATAATGAAACAACATTTTTAGTGCATTGCACCAAAAATGTTATTTCATTATTTAATTTTATCCGCGTAGCGGATAAAATTAAATAATGAAACATTAAAAAAAATAATTTGTGACGAAATATATTGAGATTCCAAAATCATTATCAAATCTAAAACATACTCATCAATAGATTTAATAATTTATTTATTGTTAAATAATAATTCAAAAAAATTGAATTTTAAATTAAATATAAATATAACTTAAAATAAATGGATTTTATAGAACTATTCGACATTATATATTGGGAATTGAATGTTTATTATTTGCAACCAGATATTTTTTATAACTTAAGAAATATAAAAAAAGTTTGTAAAAAATGGAATTTATTTTGGACATACAATAAAATAATTAGATTAGATATAAATAAAGATAAAATTATTACAAATAAAAAAATATTTAGTTTAAAAAATTTAAGTAATATTAAATATTTAAATTTCAATAAAAATAATTATGTGAAAGATTTAAATTTTTGCGAACAACTTTTATATTTATATTGTGAAAATACAAATATTAATGAAATTCCCGAAACATTAAATTATTTAGAAGAATTAAATTGTAATTCTTGTGAAAATTTAATAAAAATACCAAAAATTAAAATATTAAAAAAATTAAATTGTGAAAATACAAATATTAATAAAATCCCAAAAGTATTAGATTGTTTAGTAGAATTAAATTGTCATAAATGTCAAAATTTAATAAAAATACCTGAAATTGAAACATTAAAAATATTAAATTGTAAAAAAACAAAAATTAGTAAAATTCCAGGAACAACTTAATATTGTCGCAAGCGACAATATTAAGTTATTGAGGCTATTTTATTTTGTCGCAAAGCGACAAAATAAAATAACGAAACATTAAATTTTTTGGAAGAATTAAATTGTTATGAATGTAAAAATTTAATAAAAATTCCCGAAATTAAAACATTAAAGAAATTAAATTGTACAAATACAAATATTTGTGAAATCCCTGAAACGTTAAATTGTTTAGAGGAATTAATTTGTAAATATTGTAAAAAATTAAGAAAAAATCCCGAAATTAAAACATTAAGGAAATTAGATTGTAATAATACAAATATATGTGAAATCCCAGAAACATTAAATTTTTTGGAAGAATTAAATTGTTATAGTTGTAATAATTTAAAAAAAATTCCTGAAATAAAAACATTAAAGAAATTAAATTGTTTTGATACAAATATTAGTAAAATCCCAGAAACATTAGATTGTTTGGAAGAATTAGATTGTTATAAATGTAACAAATTAAGAAAAATTCCGGAAATTAAAACATTAAAGAAATTAAAATGTGGAGATACAAATATAAGTGAAATCCCAGAAATTAAAACATTAAAGAAATTAGAATGTGGAGATACAAATATAAGTAAAATCCCAGAAACATTGAAATGTTTAGAAGAATTAATTTGTTCTTCATGTAAAAATATAAGAAAAATTCCCGAAATTAAAACATTAAAAATATTAAATTGCGCAAATACAAATATTAGTGAAATTCCAGAAATATTAAATTGTTTGGAAGAATTAGATTGTAATAGTTGTTATAATTTAATAAAAATTCCTAAAATTAAAACGTTAAAAAAATTATATTATCGAAATACGAATTGTTTGATGGAATAATAAAATTTGTATATTATTAAACAATAATATAAAAAAATTGAATTTTAAAACCAATGCAAATATAAATATAAATAAATGAATTTTATAGAACTATTTGATATTTTATATTGGGAATTAAATGTTTATTATTTACAACCAAATATTTTATATAATTTAAGAAATATTAAAAAAGTTTGTAAAAAATGGAATTTATTTTGGATATATAATAAAATAATTAGATTGGATATAAATGATAATAAAATTATACCAAATAGAAAAATATTTAGTTTAAAAAATTTAAATAATATTAAATATTTAAATTTTAATAAAAATAATTATGTGGAAGATTTAAATTTATGTGATTCAATTTTGTATTTATATTGTGTAAATACAAATATTAGTGAAATCCCAGAAATATTAAATTGTTTGGAAGAATTAAATTGTAATAATTGTATAAATTTAATAAAAATTCCGGAAATTAAATCATTAAAGAAATTATATTGTGTAAATACAAATATTAGTGAAATCCCAGAAACATTAAATTGTTTGGAAAAATTAAATTGTAATAATTGTATAAATTTAATAAAAATTCCGGAAATTAAATCATTAAAGAAATTATATTGTAGAAATACAAAAATTAGTGAAATCCCAGAAACATTAAATTGTTTGGAAAAATTATATTGTAATTCTTGTCATAATTTAATAAAAATTCCTGAAATAAAAACATTAAAAATATTAAATTGTGCGGATACAAATATAAGTGAAATTCCAGAAACATTAAATTGTTTAGAAAAATTAAATTGTAATTTTTGTCATAAATTAAGAAAAATTCCTGAAATTAAAATATTAAAAACATTAGATTGTGGAAATACAAAAATTAGTGAAATCCCAGAAACATTAAATTGTTTGGAAGAATTAATTTGCAATTCTTGTGATAATTTAATAAAAATTCCTGAAATTAAAACATTAAAAAAATTAGATTGTGGAAATACAAAAATTAGTGAAATCCCAGAAACATTAAATTGTTTGGAAGAATTATATTGTTTTTCTTGTAAAAAATTAATAAGAATTCCTAAAATTAAAACGTTAAAGAAATTAATTTGTTTTTGTACAAATATTAATGAAATCCCTGAAACATTAAATTATTTGGAAGAATTATATTGTGATTTTTGTAAAAATTTAATAAAAATTCCCGAAATTAAATCATTAAAAAAAATCCCGAAATTAAATCATTAAAGAAATTAAATTGTTGCCACACAAATATTAGTGAAATCTCAGAAACATTGATTGTTTGGAAGAAATAATTTGTTATTCTTGTAAAAAATTAAGAAAAATTCCTGATATTCGCGCAGTATGCGCGAATAATAGGACTAAAATTTGTGAAGCACAAATTTATCCCGAAATTGAAACAATTAAAATATGTCTTGCACCGCAAGACATATTTTAATTATTGAGTTATTTTATAGTGTCGTGTAACGACACTATAAAATAACGAAACATTATAAAAAATTATATTATCAATATACGAATTGTTTGATTGAATAAATTTTATAATAAATATATGGAAACTAACATTTTTTATAAAATAATAAAATTTATATATTATTGAAACAATGAGATTTATTTAAAAATATAATTTTTTAATAATATATAAATTTATAAATGTGTATTTTAAAATAATTAAATATATTCAATTAATAATATGAATAATATATTTGCTGTAGTAAAAGAATCTCATATTGGAAAAATATAATTTTTTAATAATATATAAATTTATAAATGTGTATTTTAAAATGATTAAATATATTCAATTAATAATATGAATAATATATTTGTCGTAGTAAAAGAATCTCATATTGGAAAAATATTATTTGATGAAAATAACAGAAACAAAATAATAATAACATTATTATTAGATAAACCTGATATTAAATTTAAAAAAATTCTAAAAAATTTAGCGGATAAATATTCTGAATCTATTTTTTTATATATACATAAAAAAAGATTTTTATGTTCGGAATTATTTAAAAAAAATAATCTAAAATGTCCATGTTTATCTTTACATTTTAATGGTGATCTTGTTTGTATTGAAATTAAAAAAACACCAGAAGAAATTTACGATATAATTATTAATAAAATAGAAAACATCAATAAACAAATTGAAGAAATAAAAATACAAAAAGAAAAAGAAAATAAAATACAAGAATTACATTATAATGCATATAAAAAAATGGATGATAAAAAAAATGAATTTAAATTAAAATTACTTAATCAAATTAAACATATTAAGAAAAAGAATAAAATATAATATTAAATATATAAAATGGATAATTTTTGGTTAGAAAATCCAAAGATATTATTTGATAAAGAAAAATATTTCAAAATAATCCCGACACAAACAATGACAAAAAATGAACAATTGAATGCGATATCTCGTTTTTTGCTTTATGTTACAATATTATTATTATTATTTGGAAAAAATAAATTATATATAATCATATGCATATCTATTTTTATATTTGTAATAATATTACATAATTCACAAAAATACAATATAAAAGGACGAATCAGAGAAGCAGAAGAAAAAGTTTTAATTAGTGAAGAAAAACCAAAAGAAGATAATATTGGTGTATTGGGATATGGATTTGATGGACAATTACATACACCAATAGAAAAACAACCTGATAAAAAATATTCATATAAATTTAATAAAGAATTTGATAAATATACATGTTTAAAACCATCATTAGATAATCCGTACATGAATCCAACTTTAGTAAATTATGATTCGGAATATAATCCAAAAGCGTGTAATGCGGATGATAAAAAAATTAAAGATAGTAGTGATTTATGTTTTAATAATGGATTGTATAAAAATATAGAAGATTTATTTGATGTTCATAATTCACAAAGACAATTTTACACTATTCCGCATAATCCTCCCGATCAAACAAAATTTGCTCATTGGTTATATAATATTGGTCCGACATGTAAAGATGATACAGGCAAATGTCTAAATTATGAAGATATTAGATTAAGAAGAGAATTAATATAAATTATTTTAAACTATTCGTGGAAAAATTTATTATAATTTATTCCATAAATTATAATAAATGACAAATATTAATACATCAAGTTTAGACTTCCAAAAAGAAATTGAAAAAAAATTATTTGAACGCCAATTTTCAACCAAACATAATTTCGAAATAATGAAAACATTAAATAATAACAAAGGAGAAATAACTAATGTAAAAATGGATATAAATGATCATGAAAGAGGAATGCCAATGAGATCCGATATTGAATTTTTTAAGAAAAAAAATACATTATCTGAACGTAATGATTTTGATTTATTTGATAATGAACAACCTTTAAATATAAATTTTAATTACAATGACGATTTTAATATGCCCGTTTCCAATATTAATGAAAATAATATATCCAATTTAAATAATAATGAAACTGTTAAAATTATTATGAATGAATTTTCGTGCGAATTTTATAAATATATAAATGAATATATTGATTCTAATTTTGTCGTGTCACCATTAACAATTTTTTTGTTTTTTTCATTTATTTATTATTGTGCAAAAAATGATACTGAAAATATTCTGAAAAATCTTTTTATGTTCCCAAATAAAAATATATTAATAATGGAATTAAATGACATATTGAATAATATAAATATTAATTTAGTTAATGTTATTTTAATAAATAAAAAAATAAATATTAATCCAAAATTATTTGAACAATTTACAAAATCATATAGATTTGGACAAATAGGTGATAATAAAAAAAAATTAATTGCATGGATAAAAAAAAATGTGAATATTAATATTCCTGATAGTATAATTAAAAATGCGTTAATGTCAAATATAGGATATGTAAATTTAAATTGTAATATTATTGGGAATTTTAAATCAATTGGAAAAAAAATATTTTATTCAAAAAAAAATTATAAAATTGATATGATGAAAGGTGAAAATATTATTTGTATGTTATATAATGATAATTCTGCGACTTTAATTGAATTTATAACTGATTCTGATTTAATTATAGGAATAATATTGCCTTCATATAGTAAAAAATTTGAATTGTCATATAAAAAATTAAATTTTATGGTAGGAAATTCAAAACCAACTATTGTTAAAACTTTATATATTCCAAAAATTAATATGCACCAAAAAATTAAATTAGATTCATTGATTAAAGGATTAAAATTAATTGGATTGTATGAAAATATGGATCTTTTAGAATTGACGAATAATAAAATAAAATTAACAGGAATAATTCATGATATATCTGTTAATATTAATTTTAAAAAAAAGAACCAAAAAAAAATTAATGGTGTTAAAATTGATAAAATAAATATTGATCATAATTTTATGTATTATGTAAAAGATAAAATAAATAATTTAATTTTAGTTGTAGGGCAAATATAATATATTATTATGAATAATAAAAATTGAATTTTTAAATATATATAGTTTAAATTATTTAAAATTATATATGAACTCAAAAACATTTAATGACTTATATACTTATTTAAAAAAAAATAATATAGCATTAAAAGAAATTTTAGAACAACGATGGAATGGAAAAGATTCTCAAGAATCAATTTTTAGATTGTTTGCTTATTTAAAATTAATTCCTCAATTTGATGATTATTATATATGCGAAGGAAATTTTAATAATAAAACTATTAAAAAAAATATAAATATTAAAAATTTAATGAATAAAAATTTAAAAGATCATGGCGATAAATCAGATTTAACTTTAATTA